ATGATGACGTCTCAGGCAAGCAAGGGCAGAACCCACAAGACCCTCGGACGCAACGACAGGTTGCTGCGCTCCGAGCAGAGCCTCCGCAAGGCGGATACGGACCCGCAGGGGCTCCTGACTATAGATGCGGTTCGACGCCACATCATTGCCCAGACGTGCCCCTACTGCGGTGCCGGTCCTTTCAAGTCTCTCGCCTCTCACACCAACAAGGCGCACGGAATCGACCGCAAGGAACTTCGCGAGCGTGGTGGGTTCCTCGTCTCAGAGTCGATCGCCGCGCCGGAGTACAGCGAGGCGTGCCGCCAACGCGCTGTCGAGAACGACCAGGCCGCGGCGATCGTGAAGCACTCGCGCGATACCGCTGGCGTGAAGCGAGGCCCGCGCCCGCTGAACGACATTGCGAAGCAGAAAATTGCGGATACGGTCCGGGCGACGAACGACCGTCTTTCTCCCGAGCAGCGGAGCGAGCGTATGAAAGCGATCGCCGCCGCTAACCCTGCCGGGTCCGCTGCTCGCCAGCGTCAGGGCAAATCCCTCCGTCAATGGCACATCGAGAACGCCGACATCTCTGCCGCGATGGTGTCCGCCATGCAAGCGGGGTACGCGACGCCGGAGACACAGGAGAAACTCGCTGCCGTTGCCGAGCGGCGACGCTTTCCGCACGGGACGGCGGCTCGATACAGCCACGGCGGGTGTAGGTGCGACCCATGCCGGGATGCGAAACGGGCTTCTCGCCCCGGTCCGGGCATCCGAAGTGGGGAGACGCATCCGGCCGCGAAGCTGACGGACGCGCAGCGCGCCTCCGTCCCTCTCCTGGTCGGCAAGGGGCAGTCGCAGAAGTCTGTGGCAGACGAGCTTGGGGTGTCTCAGGGGACCATCTCGCGCATCATGCGCGAATCACGCGATCCGAAGGGCTGAGGACAGCGCATGGCCACGAAGACCCGAGGGAAGGGCGAAGGCTCGGTCTTCCTTGACTCCCGCGGACTGTGGAACGCAGTCCTCGAGCTCCCGCCCGTCGACGGGAAGCGGCGACGGAAAGTGCTCCGCGGCAAGAACAAGGATGCGCTGATGAAGCGCTTCCGCATCGAAGAGAGGGAACTTGCGGAACGCGGTGACCTTCCGACCAGCGACCAGACCGTCGCCCAGTGGATGAGGTACTGGTTCGAGAGCATCGCCGTGAAAGACGTGCGGCCGAAGACGGCAGCAAGCTGGCGAGGGTTCGTCTTCAATCACATCATTCCGACGATCGGGACCGTGCGCCTCTCGAGGTTGAGTGCGAAGCATGTCCGAGAGGTCACCGACCGCATCGTCGCCTCAGGCTTGAAGGAGTCCACGGCGCTCACCGCGCACCGCATCATGTCGGTGTCGTTCGAGTGGGCCGTCCGCGAGAACCGCATCGCCCGGAACCCGGCGAAGCTGGTGCCGGCGCCGAGGAAGAACATCCCCGCGCTCGAGGTCCTCTCGCGCGAGGAGGCGTACGACGTCTTCCAGCACGTCCTGAAGGACAAGGAGTACGGGGTCCGCTGGGCGATCGCGCTCCTGACGGGTGCGCGCCGCGGGGAGGTGATCGGACTCGAGGCCGACCGCGTCACCGACGTCCTCGACCTGTCGTGGCAGCTGCAGCGCCTGTCATGGCAGCACGGGTGCGACCCGGCGTGCGGCCGCTACCGTGCGGCGCAGTGCCCGGCGAAGAGGCTGCAGGTCCCGGCGGACTACGAGTACCGGCCGGTCAGCGGCGGCCTCTACCTGACCCGCCCGAAGTCCCGCGCCGGCTGGCGCATCATCCCCCTCGTCGAGCCGCTCCGAGGACTGCTGCAGGCGCACATGCAGGCGAACCCTCCCGGCGAGGCGGGCCTGATCTTCACCATCGGCGGGAAGGCGATCGACCCCGACCGCGACTCCGACCTGTGGCGGGCCGTGCTCGCCGACGCTGGGATCAAGAAGCGCGTCCGGCTGCACGATCTCCGGCACACCGCGGTCGACATGCTCTACCTCGCCGGCGTCCCCGAGGACCTGATCGTGCAGATCGTCGGCCACTCGTCGCGGGCGATGACCCGCGCCTACGCGTCCCGCGGGAACATCGTCCGGCTGACGGAAGCAATGACTCAGATGTCCGAGCTCGTCACGAAGCGAGCCCCCGCACATTTAGATAGGTCCGTAGAATCCGCGTAGTCACGCCGAGCTCGTGCGCGAGGCGCGCGGAGTCCGGGTAGACCCTCATCACGTCGAGACACTCATCCAGGTCGATCAGGTTCGCTCCGGCGAATCGGTCGGCCTGGATTTCGTGTTTCTGCCGGTCGTCGCTGTGCCCGTAGGCCGCGTGCCCGATGCCGTGCGCGAGCGCTGACCGGTCGTGGAGGGCCCTCATCCCGGACTTGATGACGATCGTCTGGTGGTCGGGCAGCCAGAGCTCGTGTGCGGTCCGTAGCGGCCGGTGGATGACGGTGAGGCCGAGCTCTTCGGCGTGCATGTAGGGGTTGTAGCTGCGCCCCATCGTGCAGCCCCTCCTCTGGTCAGTCGAAGTGTTCGTCGGTGTCCATCTCCGCGTCGCGCGTGGCCGCCTTCCGGTCGATCGCTTCGAGTTCGTCGACGCTGAGGTCCTCGACCCGCTTCCGAATGGGGGTGACGTTACCTCCGGCATCCGACATCTGTCGGGGGGCGAGTGCGTCGAGTCCGCCGGCGCGGTCGACTGCGCGTCGCATGATGTGCTCGACGGTCGTGCCGAACGCGAGGGCGATCTTGCCGAGCTGGGTGACGTTGATGTCTCGCTCGCCGCTGAGCACGCGGTGCAGGGTGCCGATCGGGATCCCCGCGGCCTTCGCCAGCTGCGCGGCGGTCATGTTCTTCGCTGCCCTCTCGGCGCGGATCTCGGCCGCGACGGCGGTGTTCAGGACAGACTTCTCGTTCTCCATGCGGCCCACGCTACTGCCCAGGCGGAGCGATCTGCATCCATTTGGATGCCCCATGTACTTGCATTGCTCCATATGGCGTAGTAGCTTCGCCGTATGGAGAGAAGAGCACAGCAGTTCAGCCCGGCCGAGAAGGTCGCGGCCGCGCTCGACGCACGCGGTATCGACGCCGCGACCCTCTCAGAAGCCACCGACATTCCCCTGCCCGTCCTCCGCTCCGCGCTCGCTGACCCGAGCGTTTGGACGATGGACCAGCTGGGGCGTGTCGGTGGCTTCTTGCGTATCCACCCCATCGAACTGATCGGAGTCGCCTGATGAGCGAAGACCTGCCCCAGCTGGCCTACTCCATCCCCTCCCTCGCCCGAGCGCTGGACATCAGCGTCAACGGCGTGCGGAACGAGATGAGAGTCGGCCGGCTCACCCCCGTCTACTTCGGGCGGAAGCCGCTGTTCCCCGTTCCGGAGGCCAAGAGATGGCTTGAGTCCCTTCCGACGCAGAAGACCGACCGGGCCGACGGGCGGGCCGTCGCATGAGCGCTTCAACTCTTCCATCGGTCTCCCTCGGGTCGATCATCCGGGCGACGTTCGAGTCGAACAGCTCGACGGACATCGAGGTCCTGACCGATGCGGTCTTCGCCGCGATCGATCCTGCCGACTACGGCTTCTACCTCCGCAGCGCGATCGGAGCGCGCCTGTCCTCGGAGATGGGTTCGGCGCGAGCGAAGGCCACCCCGAACATCCGCAAGGGCGTGTCTACGAAGCAGTCGATCATCCGTGACGAGTACTGGCCGCGGTTCCTGCAGCAGCGCATCTTCGTCGGCGGCCGGGCGATCATCCTCGCCGACGCGTCGCCTGCCGATCTGCGGAGCGTGGCTGACAGCCGTCGCAACCAGGCGGCGGAACTGTCGTTCCGGGCCGAGCAGTTCGAGACGCTCGCCGGTCTTATGGAGAAGAGCCGCGTGTCCCGTCTTGAGGACCTCGACCCGGCCGCTGCTTCTACTGTTCTCGGTCGTGCCGCATGAGCACTACCACCACTGACTTCCGCGGGGCCGTCGAAGGCGCGATGCCCAATGCAGTTCCGCCCCGCGGTTCTACTTCCCTCGACCAACGTGGACGCGACTCCCACTGCCGCTCCGTCGAGGGACCCCTTTCCGACAGCCACAGCCACGGCGAAACCCAAGACCGCTCCGCTGTCGGATCCTTTCACCCTGCTGCTGCCATTGATGATGCGAACTTCATGGCAGGGACGCAGCAGCAGGGCTCTACTTCCGCCAGCCACTTCGCGCCCGATGCCCATAGTGGCCGCGCTGGCGGGAACCCTTGCTCGGCTGACCTCATGGTCGAACCGACTCACATATCTCGAGCGAGTCAGTCGAGTCCTACTTCCGGCATCCATCCGTCCGCCGACACCCATCTGAGTCGCGATGCCGGAACCACCGTCCCCGGGGCCATAGCTGCGGCGTCCTCCACCTTCGGACCGCCCCGGGGGCCACTTCTGTTCGACGGCTACCTCTGCCTCGTCTCGGACTCGCTCGACGACATTGAAGGGCTGAGGATCGCGACCGACAACCGGATCCGCTCCCTCACCCGCACAGAGGAAGACAGCGATGGGGAGTACCGCGGGCTCGGGCTCGACGCCCGCTCCCCCGAAGTCGCTCGCGCCATGGTGATGGCCGAGTCGATCCAGGCACTCGAGCACCAGACCACCCTCGACCTGCAGCGCATCCTCCGCAAGCACCCGCTCCACGGGTGGGTGAAGCGCAGCAAGGGCATCGGTGAGAAGCAGGCCGCGCGTCTCCTGGCAGTCATCGGCGACCCGTACTGGAACGACCTCCACGACCGTCCCCGCACTGTGTCCGAGCTGTGGGCGTACTGCGGCTACGCGGTCAACTCGGGCCGGGCGCAGCGGCGCACGAAGGGAGTGCTGTCGAACTGGAACGACAAGGCCAAGATGCGGGCGTTCCTGATGGCGCAGTCGTGCGTCAAGTCGGGCGGGCCGTACCGCGATGTCTACGACCAGGCGCGGGAGCAGTACGCCGAGGCTGTCCACCCGCACGACTGCGTTCGATGCGGACCGGCCGGGAAGCCCGCTCTCGAAGGGACCCCGCTGTCCGCCGGCCACCAGCACGCCCGGGCCCTTCGTCTCGTGGCAAAGGCGATTCTCAAGGACCTCTGGATCGAGGCCCGCACCGTTCACGAACAACAGGAAGGAATCGAATCGTGAAGAAGCGAGACATCGAACTCATCCGACGCGTTGTCCGAGAGGAGCTTCGGAAGCGCGACCGAGAGCATGACATCGAGAAGGCGATCATCTTGCCCCCCTCCGCCTCGGTCAGCGTCACCGAGCTCATCCGCCAGCGCGCGTCGGGCCCCGCTCGGTTCCGCCCGTTCGACACCGGCCCCACCGAGAAGAAGAGCTGATGGCTATTCCGCCCATCGCTGATATCGCAGCCGTTTACAACAGCGCTCTCGCTAGCAGCCAGCCGCCAACCGTTGCAGTCGCTCAGCACTACGGTCGACCGCACCGCACCGCCACATACTGGGTGCGACGCGCTCGCGCCGAAGGTCTCGTCCCGGAGTTCGTTCCTTCGTCCCTAGATTTTGTCTCCGCGAGGACTGCGGCTGTAGCGGACGCTCTCGGAGTCGATGTTCAGGCTCTTCGCGACGCGATCATTGACCACGCTGACGGTCAACTGCGGATCAAGAAGACGATGCATTCGCGAACGGCATTGGAAGCATGACTGCCGCGAAGAGGTACCCGACTAAGCGCGAGAAGACCTGGCAGATCGTGATCCTCTGGGCAGCGAACGTCTATACCATCGCGTCCTGGTTCACCGATCTACCGGGATTGTTCGGACTCGCGGGCATCATCGTCGGGCTCTTTTGGGCCTACATGATTGCGACTCGCGAGCGGGACTGGCTGATCCGAAAAGTCGAAGCGTCCCTGCGACGACTTCCCTCCTAGACCGCCGGCAATCCCGCCGGCAGGGGCCGGACCACACGACAGAAGTCGTGGATGGAGACCACCGGCCCCACCTCTTCCCCCATCAACTCGTGCCCGCTGGGGAGGGCAGCTTCGCCATGCCCTGAACCGGGCGGAAGGACCACACCATGAGCAAGCAGTACGGGGCGCTCCTCTCGAGCGCCTCCCGCGACACCGTCGGCGACGACCTCGTCGGCAAGACCTACGACAACCCGAACGATGCGGCCGAGTACGGCGCCCTCGTCGCCCTCGCGCAGCCCGGTATCCAGTACACCGTCGTCGAGCGGACCGACGGCGGGCAGTGGATCGAGTGCGGGACGGGACGGTCGGTCTCGGACGTCATCGACCGGATGCTCGGCCCGATGCACTACCGCCTCGACGCGCTCGCCGGCCTCGGGGCGGTGGCCTGATGCCGCGGCAGGGCGCGAACACGTTCGACCACGCCGCGATCGTGAAGCTCGCGAAGGAGGGCTACGTCGCTCGCGAGATCGCGGCCGAGCTGGGCTGCTCGAAGTCGCTCGCCGAGAACGTCGTGAAGGGCGCGAGAGACGCCGGCGAGGCGATCCCCCGGGCCCGCCGGTCTACCCGGGACCCGAACCCGGCGCCTGCCCTGAAGCCGAAGCCGAAGCCGAAGCCGACCGGTCGTCGGGTGGAGGGCGCCCCGCGGTCGCCGATGGAGAACGACGGCATGTACCTCCCGGTGCCGAAGATCACCGACGACGAGGCTCGCACCGTCCGCAATGACCTGAAGCGTCGAGGGCTGGACGACCTCATCGCGATGCTCGGCGTCGGACAGGCGGTGGCCTCATGAGCGCCGTTGACACGATCCCGGCTGCCGTCGGCGTGCCGGCGGGTGTCGCCCTGTGGCTCGCCGTCCTCTGGCCGGCCCTCCCGTCCCGGATCCGCGAGCGGCTGACCCCTCACCGGTGGATCGGCGCTCAGGCCCGGTACTGCACCGCCCACCAGCGGTGCCGCGGCCGCCTCCGCTTCTACAACCAGTTCGGCGTCCGCATCTGCGAGGGGACGACGACCCAGGCGCCCGCCGCCTTCGTCGGGTTCGACTCCGCGAGCGTCTGGTCGCGGGTGATCCACTGCGAGCTCCACCACGGGCACCGCGGCCGCCACTACAGCATCGACGCGGACAGGACGTGGACGCGATGACCTCACCGAAGGGACCGAGCATGGACATCTACTACAGCGTCTGGGACTGCGTGAAGGAGAAGCGAACCGGCTTCGACCTTCCGATCGAGCACCTGTCCTCCGCCGCAGCTCAGCTTGAGTGCGACCGGATGAACGAGGCGTTCAAGACGAACAATCGAGACGGAAAGCGCTACCAGGTTCGAGCTCACTCGCCCGCCATTAAAGCCGCGAAGCGGAGGCACGGCGCATGACCGCCGTCGATGAGGAGCTCGCACTGGTCGAGCACCTCGACTTCGAGGCTCCCTGCTCCATGCCCGACTGCGAAGACCCCGCTCGCTACTCCCTCGCATGCCGTTTCTGCGCTGATGTCTCGCTCGGATGCGAGCAGCACGTGCGCCGCCTCATCGAGCGCAACAACCTCCCCGGTGCCTTCGAGTGCCTGGTCTGTCTCCACATCGAGAGCGACCTCTACGCGCTCGTGCACATCCATCCGCTCAGACCGTGAACGCCCCGCTCCCGGTCGAGTTCCACGTCGACGGCATCCCGGTCCCCCAGGGATCGAAGACGGTCTTCAACAACCGGGCCGTCGACTCCAACCAGAAGAAGCTGCGCCCCTGGCGCCGCCTCGTCGAAGCCACCGCCCGCCACCACATGGCCGGCGCCCCGCCCCTCGACGGCGACCTCACCGTGTCGATCGAGTTCCAGTTCACCCGGCCGAAGACCGTGCGCCGACTGCGCCCCTCGGTCAAGCCCGACGTCGACAAGCTCATCCGCTCCGTCTTCGACGCCCTCACCGACGCCGGTGTGTGGCCTGATGACGCCCGCGTGGTCGAGGTCACCGCGACGAAGGTCTACGCCCCCACGGCCGGCGCGCTCATCCGCGTCGACCACATCGAAGGAGAACAGAAGTGACCCAGGACAGAGAGTTCGTCCGCACGGCCGCCGACCGCCGCACCACGGCCCGCGCGATCGCCGCGTCGGACGAGTACCAGGAGCTCCCGCCGACGTCGTCCGCGGACTTCCCGCCCCGCGCCGAGCAGGACGCGTTCACCACCGGGTGGGACGCGGCCGTCCTCGCCGTCTTCGCCGAGGTCGACGCGCTCCTCGCACCCGAGGCGTTCCTCACGTCGGCCGGCGTCTCGACCGTCGTCCGCAACCAGCTCGCAGGGATCCGCCGCCGCTTCGAGGTGGCCGAGTGACCGGGCAGCTGGTCGAGGATCTCGACGAGACTGCCTATCACGCTCACCCGGCGCTCTCCTCGACCGGCGCCCGCCTTCTCCTCGAGGCCCCCGCCCGGTTCGATCACAACCGCCGGCACCCGCGTCCCGACACGAAGTCCTTCGACGTCGGGACTGCCGCGCACTCGAAGGTCCTCGGCGTCGGCAGCGAGGTCGTCGCCTACCCGGACGACGTGCTCGCCGTGAACGGCGCCGCCTCCACGGCGGCAGCGAAGGCGTTCGCCGCTGACGCGCGCGCTCTCGGGCAGACGCCGGTGAAGGCCGCCGACGCTCGCGCCGTTGACGCGATGGCCGAAGCCGTGCTCCGGCACCCCGTCGCCCGGCAGCTGCTCGAGGCGGAGGGCGCGTCCGAGGTGTCCGCGTTCGCGATCGACCCGATCACCGGCGTCGAGGTGCGCGCACGCATCGACCGGCTCACCGCCGACCGCAGCGCGATGATCGACCTGAAGACCACCGACGACGCCTCCCGCGACGGCTTCGCGAAGACCGTGGCGAAGTACCGCTACGACGTGCAGGACGCCTGGTACGAGGACGTCCTCGCGATCATCGAGGGCTCCGCGCCGCGCATGCAGTTCGTCGTCGTCGAGAAGTCCGCCCCCTACCTCGTGGCCGTCCACTCGCTCTCCGACGAGTTCGCGGAGATCGGTCGGCACGGGGCCGCGAAGGCGCGCGCGATCTACGCCGCGTGCCTCGAGCACGACGCCTGGCCGGGCTACCCGGCGGAGCAGGCAGAGCTGATGCCGCCGTTCTGGCTGACGGCGCAGTACATGGAATCGAGAGTCGCATGAACGACGTCACCTACGCGCAGAACAAGGCGCGCATCATCGCGCTCCGCGAGGAGCAGAACCAAGTCGAGGCGCTCCGCGAGGAGCAGAACCAAGTCGAGGCGCTCCGCGAGGAGACGATGGATGAGGCCGTCAAGAGGGGCGAGGTGTTCGTCCTCGACTACTGGTACCTCCACTACCAGTACCAGACGGCGTACTTCACGCTGGCGGAAGCGATTGAGCGGGCTGAGGACGACTGCTCTCCGAACCACATCGTCGCGCCGAACGGCGATCTCCTCGACCCGTACACGGGCGAGAAGCGCGAGGTGCAGCGATGAACCGCACACTCCGCAAGCCGTCCGGGCTGCCGTCGTGGCCGATCCTCCTCGTCGCTGGCCGGGAGAAGTCGGGCAAGTCGTTCAGCGCCGCGAAGGCGTCCGCGTCGCCCCTCGTCGGCGACACCTACTGGGTGTCCATCGGCGAGAAGGACCCCGACGAGTACGGGTCCATCCCCGGCGCCCGCTTCCAGATCGCCCCGCACGACGGGACCGTCCTCGACATCGAGGCAACCATCGCGTGGCTCCGCACCGCACCCCGCGGCGACAAGCCGAACCTCCTCGTCATCGACTCGACCACCCTCCTCTGGGAGCAGCTGTCCCGCGAGGCGACGAACACCGCCGAGCGAACCGGCCGGCGCGACAAGAACGGCGAAGTCATCGTCGGCACCGACCTGTGGAACAAGGCGAACTTCCAGTGGAAGCGGATCTTCTCCGAGGTGAAGGCGTGGGACGGCCCGGTCATCCTCACCGCCCGCCTCGAGCTCGTCGCCGTCATGGACGAGCGCGGCCGCCCGACGCCCGCGAAGACCGAGAAGGTGAAGTCGCAGAAGAACCTCCCATTCGACGTCGACGGTGTCATCGAGCTGCCGGCGCGCGGCGAGGCGTGGATGTCCGGGGTCCGGTCGGTCCGGTACCAGCTGATGGAGCGCACGCAGCTCCCGGCCGACTGGTCCTTCGACTGGCTGTGGCGGGCTCTGGGGCTCGCCGAGTCCGAGGTTGCTCCGGCGGTCCACTCGGAGACTGCTGACGCGGCAGACGACAGCACACCGGCTCCGGTGACCGCATGAGCGCGAGCGGCTTCTCCCCTGCGACGCGCAAGCGCATCTGGGTTCGGGACGCCGGCGGCTGCCAGTGGTGCGGGCTGCCGATCCACGAGGGGCAGGAGTACTCGATTCAGCACCGCCGTGCTCGCGGCGCCGGCGGGTCATCGCGTCCGGAGACCGACCTGGATGGGAACGGCGTCCTCATGCACGGCACCGGGACGACGGGTTGCCACGGGCACGTCGAGAAGTACCGGGAGGAATCCCGCGCCCGGGGGTTCACCCTCTGGCAGTCGTGCCCGGTCCCCGCGGACGTGCCGATCCAGGTCGAGGACCCGACGGTGGGCCGCGTGTGGGTGCGGCTGGTGGACGGGTCGTCGGGGAAGGCGTTCGTGCCGGAGAAGGAAGCGGTCGCCGTGTTGGTGGCCGCCGGATACAGGAGAGAGGAGGTGGCGTCGTGAAGATGCTGTACATCGCGGGACCTATGACCGGGTTCCCCCACTTCAACTACCCCGCGTTCGACGCGGCCGAGGTCGCGCTTCGGGCCGCGGGCTACGACGTGTTGAACCCGACGAGCTCCGAAGCGGAGAACACGACTGGCACCCCGCAGGCATGGGACTGGTACATGCGCAGAGCGCTGCGGATGGTCACCGAGGCCGACGCGATCGCGACGCTCGAAGGGTGGCAGCAATCGCGGGGCGCCTCCCTCGAGGTTCACGTCGCGACCCGGCTCTGCATGTCGATCGCCCCCGTCGACTCATGGGTCTCGCAGGCGGTGGCCTGGTGAGCGTCAAGGTCAGCAGCTGGGTGTGGCATGACCACGGAGGCGTGCAGCTGAACGCGACGGAGCTCCTCGTGCTCATCGCGCTCGCGGACGTCGCGGACGACAACGGGCGTTGCGTCTACTACTCGTCGGAGGCGGAGAACTCGCAGGCGGCGTGGTCGGAGAAGTGCTGCGTGTCGGTGCGGACGTTCATCCGCACGGTCCGGTCGCTCATCGACTCGGGGCTCGTGAGCGTGACCCGTCAGGAGCGGACGGGGACGAACGACTACCGCGTCCTCGTACCGTGGGCGGAGGAGCCGCGAAGTGCCAATCTGTCACCTCGCGAAGTGACATCTGCGACCGAATCGACGTCGAATCTGTCACCTCGCTCCTCTCTTACACGTAGTGACGTATCTAAGGCTCTCTCGAAGGGCTCGAGGATGACCCCGGACTGGTCACCGTCGGCCGGCGATCTGGACTTCCTGCTCACCGACGGGCCGTCACTGGACGTCACCAAGGAGGTCGCCTCCTTCCGGGACTACTGGCTGGGCGTCGCCGGCCAGAGAGGCGTGAAGCTCGACTGGTCCGCGACGTGGAGGAACCACGTCCGCCGCCAGCACGGCTACCAGGTGGAGCGCGGGTGGAAGCCGGCCGAGGTCGCTGAGGCGGCCGGGAACTGGGCGTTCCTGTGAGCGCCGCGGAGCGTGAGCTGATCGGTTCGGTCCTCACCGACACCCGCCTCTACCCGCTGGCTCGGGACGAGGTGACGGGCGACGACTTCGAGGACCCGCGCCTCGGCCTGATCTGGGACGGCGTCGGCCGGGTCCTCGACTCGGGCGGGGACGTGAACAAGGTCAGCATCATCGACCACCTGCGCGAGTGGGACGTTCGGGGGCTGACGTTCGACGACATCTTCGAGCTGCCGTCGGACACCGTCTACGCCGGGAATGCTGCCAGGCATGCCCGGGTGGTGCGCACGAACTCGCTGCGCCGCCGCTCCCTCGACGCGGTGGTGCGTGCTCGCGCGGACCTGAACGATCCGGGCGCGGACCCGGAGACGACGATCACGAAGCTCCGCAGCGAGCTCGAGGTGTCCTCGACGACCCGCGACCGGTTCATGCCGATGTCGCTGCGGGAGGTAATGGCGACGAAGGTCGAGCACGAGTGGGTCGTGCCGGGGCTGCTCGAGAAGCACGAGCGCCTTATGGTGACGGCTGCCGAGGGTGTCGGGAAGACGACGCTCATGCGGCAGATGCTCGTCCTGCCGGCGGCGGGGCTGCACCCGTTCACGCTCGAGCGGATCCCGCCGGTGCGTGCTCTCGCGATCGACGCGGAGAACACGCAGACGCAGTGGGCGCGGACGACGAAGCGGATCGTGAAGCTCGCCGTCGAGCAGGGGCAGCGGGACCCGCAGGACTCGCTGACCGTGATCACGCCCGGCCGGTTCGACGTGTCGGAGCCGCGCACGATCGGCGCGATCCACCGGCTCCTCGACCGGCTGAAGCCGGACCTGCTCTTCATCGGCCCGCTGTACCGCATCGCGAAGGGCGTGACGAAGGAGGAGGACGCGGCCGGCGTGCTCGCGGCGCTGGACGAGTTCCGGGATCGGGGCGTGGCGATGCTCATCGAGGCGCACGCGGGTCACGGGCTGAACGAGGACCGGCAGCGGGACATGCGTCCGCGTGGGTCGTCGGCGGTCATGGGCTGGCCGGAGTTCGGTCTGGGCGTGATCGCGGACAAGGAGCCCACGGGCAAGTACTTCGTGAAGCCGTGGAGAGGCGGTCGCGAGCGTCGCGACTGGCCGACGGAGATGTGGCGGGGGAACGCCGACCGGCATGAGCCCCCGTTCGTGGTCAGAGGAGGACCCCAGTGATCGAGAGACAGATGACCGAGACGACCGCGGAGGTCTACGCGTCCGACTGCGAGCAGGTGCTGCTGGTGATGCGGCGGAAGCGGACGGTCCTCGCGCCGGCCGAAGCGCGGCAGCTGGCGCAGGAGCTGCTCGACGCGGCCGACGAGTCGGAGGAGCCGCCGCCCGCCCCGCCCGTCGCGCTCTGGGATGGCACCTACATCGCGATAGGTGCCTGACCGTGGTCCGCATCGCGGCCGGCGCCGAGAACGACTACCTCGACGCGGAGCTCTGCGGCCACTGGACGCTCCCGATGGCCTACGACGACGTGCCCGGCGAGGACTGGCCCCGCGAGGCCCGTCTCCTGCAGCCGCAGGCCGAGTACGACGACATCCACCCCTGGGTCGACGGCGGAGAGCACGCCGTCTGCCTCGACACACCCACCACCACGAAGGAGGCCTGACATGGCCGGAGAAACGATCATCACTGTCGTCGGGAACCTGACCGCCGACCCGGAGCTGCGGTACACGCAGGGCGGTCTGGCCGTCGCGAACTTCACTATCGCGTCCACCCCGCGGGCGTTCGACAAGCAGTCGAACGAGTGGAAGGACGGGGAGGCGCTGTTCCTGCGGGCGTCGGTGTGGAAGGAGTACGCGGAGAACGTCGCCGGGACGCTGACGAAGGGCAGCCGCGTCGTCGCGACCGGTCGTCTCAAGCAGCGCTCGTACGAGACGAAGGAAGGCGAGAAGCGCACGTCGATCGAGCTCGAGGTGGACGAGATCGGCCCCTCGCTTCGGTACGCGACCGCGCAGGTGGTGCGGAGCGCCGGTGAGCGTTCGTCTGGCGGCCGTTCGGGTGGCTTCGGCAACACCGGAGGGGGTCAGCAGTCCTCGGGCTTCAGCGGGGCGCAGACCGGCGGCGCCAGCTGGCCGGCCGCCAACACCGAAGAGAGCCCGTTCTGAGCATGAGCCAGTCGCGAATGGTCGGCGCAGTCCGCGTCTGCTGGGAACCGATGGAAGAAGTCAGCCGAGAGAGCCAGGGCGAGCGGTGGTGTTTCAAGTGCCGATCCCGCCGCAAGTTCTTCTACGTCGTGACCGCGCCAACCGACCCGATGTCGTACTACGGGCCGAACCCGTCCGTGCGATGCGGCACCTGCGACCTGCCAGACGGCGACCTGTTCCCCGGACGAGAGCGGGAATGGGATGAGTGACCGCAAGTCCGGCAACGACTGGCGCATCTTCCGATGCAGGTCACATCGCGGCGAATGGATCGCCTGCGAGTGGATCGAAACCCTGTACGGCGGCTACTGGTCCACCCTCGCCGACTTCACCTCGTGGCGGTCGGCGATGACATACCTCGACCGCCGCATCCGCTACCTCTACGGCAACAAGGAGACCCGATGACGAACACCGAACAGCCCGACCTCGACGCGATCGAGTCGCGCGCAGCCTGGGCTAGCTCCTACAGCACCGACGGCGTGCAGGCGGTTGCCGAGCGCTTCCGGATCGCCCGCTACGACGTACCCGCACTCATCGCCCGGGTGCGCACCGCGGAGGCCGCCCTCGCCGCGCTTGCTGACGCCTGCCCAGGCTGCGACGGATCGGGGGCCTGCCCTGCCCCGGCTCACCAGCACGGATGCTTCGCCGACACCGAGGGTCACTGCAACGACCCGGGCGAGCACGGGGAGCGCACCGTAGAGACGGCGGAGGAGTGGGAGTACGGCATCCGCATGGAGGACAGCGGCACTGAGTACTGGAACGTGCCCGATCCGCGCGGTCACGTCAAGCAGTGGAGCGAGACCTCCCTGATTCGCCGCCGCCCTCCGGGCAAGTCTGAGCCTGTCCCGCCCACCCCCGAGGAGGGCGACCGATGACCACCGCTCAGCAGCTCGCCCTCCTCACCCGGGAGGAGCAGGCCGTCCCGTGCGCGAGACGCCACACCCTCGGCCACCTCGACGACTGCCCCGGACTCTTCTCCCCGTGCCTCGGATGCGTGTTCACGCCCGCCGACGTCGGCCACCTCTGCGCCCCCTGCTACTCGACCGTCCGGTACAGCCTCCGGGCGATCGGTGAGCACATCATCCACGGATGGTCGACGCTCATCCCGTCGATCACGAAAGCGCCGGCACCGGAACGGGTGCAGTCCTCCCGAGGGTGGCGGCTTCCGTGGGCGGAGGAGTCCGAAGCGCTCCTGCACGCCGCGTACGGGACGCTCGCGTCGGAAGCGGTGTGGCATGCGCACATGCTGGCCGTGGACCCGCCTGCGGGCCTGCACCCGGCGACGCTCACCGACCGGGACATCACCCGCATCCCCGTCCGTGACCTGACCGACACTGTCGGCGTCCGCCGGTATGTGGAGGTCGTCGTCCAGTGGGAACTCGCCCGCACCCGACCGATCGTGGAGCGGGCGGCAGGGACCGCCGCTGACCTGTACGAGACCGTCGTCACCCTCGCGAAGCAGCTCAAGGGCCGCTTCCCGATGGATCCCCGCGGACCCGAACTGATCAAGGGCCTCGTCTGCCCCATCTGCAACGCGGCACGCATCTACCTCCACGGCGCGGGGACGGAGGAGCCGTACCTGATGTGCGGCGTCAAGGACACCCGCAACCGTGAGGGGTCGGGCTGCCACTCGACGTGGCACGGGGCGGACATCAAGCACGTCATCACCGAAGGAGCAGCAGCATGACCAGCCAGGACCCGTACGTCGGCGAGATCTTCCAGGACCGCGACCCGCGAATGAGCGGTCGGCGCGTGCGGATCGTCGGACTCCACAAGAACCAGACCCTCACGACGGCCCAGATGAATCACAAGCCGAGGCTGGGTGGTGAGCCGCGCGTATTCGAGGCGATCCCCGTCGACGGGCACGGCCGCCAGAACTGGCACATCGCGACGCGCCTGTCGACTCGAACGATCGACACGAAGTTCTGGAAGGTGTCGCACTGATGAGGGCCTTCCTGCTCGTCCTCGCAGCTGTCACCGCTGCTGCCGCCGCGATCGTCGGCCTCCACATCGCAGCCGGCGACCCCGCGGTCATCGAACTGAAGCGTGATGACCAGGTGCGCCCTCAGGGTGTCCGCCCCGCCGAGCGCATCTTCCAGCAGGCGTACCGCGACCTGTTCTTCCCGGCGATGGACCACCCGCGCCGCACCGCCACTGACCCGAAGGAGACCCCTCGTGGCTGACACCGACCCCCGGACCCCGGACGCCGTGCGCGCCCTCATCGTGGACTTGCCCGTCCTGCGCTACGACATGCGACACAACGCCTCGGAGATCGCCACTCTCGACCGCGCCGCCGCCGCTCTCGAGGCGTCTCTCCCGCGAGAGGACGCCGACCTCGACGCGATCGAGGCCTGGCTATCCGACGCCTGGGATCGCGGAGGCTGGGATGAAGTGGGCCGCGTCGTGCTCGCCCGGGTGCGCGCCGCGGAAGCCGAACGGGACGAAGCTCGCCGCCGCCTCGGCGTGATCGAGGACTCCGCTCGGGACGGCCTCGCCGATTCAGACGACGACATGGAGATGAGCGCCTACTGGGTGTTCATGGTCGCGACCGGGCAGGACCAGGAGACCACTCAGCCGCGCTCGCGCACCGTAGAGACGGCGGAGGAGTGGGCAATCGAGTTCGAGCGTCGTGCCGAGGACATTCGAGCGGCGGCCGAGCGCTACTCCGGGTACTACGCGGGAGTGCGATCCGCCTACCAGAAGGCCGCGCAGGATCTTCGGCAGCCCGTCCCGCCCACCCCCGAGGAGAGCGACCGTGCCTGAGCGGATTCGTCTGTCCCGGCAGAAGGGGTGGAGGAAGCCGGTCGGGGCGGTCGTCGTGTCCCGCCCGTCGAAGTGGGGCAATCCGTTCCGCGTCGGCAAGTCCGGCGTCGCGGAGTATCCGTTCTCGGTGCGGGGGACGATGAACCATCTGCTCGGCTGCCACGAGACCGCCGCGGAGGCCCGCGAGCACGCCGTCGAGCTCTTCGAGATGCACATCGGTCCGATGGGCTCCTACGAGTACGACGCCGAGACTCTCGAGCGGTTGCGCACGCAGCTCGCAGGCCACGACCTCGCCTGCTGGTGCTCGCTCGACCAGCCGTGCCACGCCGACGTCCTCCTCAAGCTCGCCAACGGGCCTGTCTTCCCCGAGGTCGGCACCCGCGTCACCCGCACCATCCGACGCGGCGGGAAGACGACCACCACCGTCACCTACGAGGGAACCGTCACCGCCCACCTGAAGACGAAGGTCCGGGTCCGCTGGGACCGCCTCAACGGGGCCAAGACCAGCGCCCACCTCTCCGACCACTACCCCCACGACATCCAGGAGAAGAGCCATGCCGACTGATGACGACTACGAGGCCATGCGCGTCGGCCTCTGGCAGGACCCCGCCCGGATGGCAGGTGAGGTGTGCCTCCGCGGCACCCGCATCCCCGCCGACCAGATCGCTCTCTACATCGAGGAGATGCGCGAAGACTGGGGCGTCACCCTCGAGCAGATGATCAGCGTCTACCGCTGGGACGAAGCAGGCCGACCGGCCGTCATCGGCTCTGACAGCCCGCTGGCGACGTGACCGAGGGGGTGTACTCGGTTCGCGGTGCAGCACGACGAGTGCACCGCCACCGCCGAACCATCCAGAGGTGGATCAACCACGGCATGCCCCACCGGCGGCTCGGCTCCCACCAAGTCGAGATCGACGAGGCAGACCTCACCCTCTGGCTCCGGAAAGCGCTCATCGCCCAGAAATCGGCCCGATTTCAGCCGAAGATTTGACAGGCACGGTGTGTCGCCATCTACCTTGATGATCACCACGAAACCCACCCCCGAGCCGCGCGCTCCTCCGGGTGGGTTTCGTCGTACCGGGCGGGTGCCGCCACAGAGTCGCCACGACAGCGGCGCGACACCCGCCCACACCCGACCGGGCTGGTCGGAGGCTCTCCCAGGTTGCCGCTGGGGAAAACCCACCGTCGGAGACGACGGTGACGGATCGCTGCCAAGGTCGCGAGTACGCCGGAGGGTGGGCCTAAGAACGAGGCGTCGGCACACGCCTACTCCGACCAGCCCCCACATCACCACGGGCGCGCACATGAAGGCGCGAACGTGGCCAGCCCCAGGGATGCGACTGGGTCACCAACGCTGCATCGTCCCGGCCCGCTGACCACCGAACCCCAATGCGTCCAACGAGCAGCCGAGGCCGGGACCACCTACCACGAGGGAGCAGCAATGTACGAGCCCATCCGCGGCACCCGCTACGACGCCGACACGCCCCAGGCCGAGGCCGCCCGCTCCCGGGTCGCTCGCCTCGCTGCCGACCCAGACGAGCGCGCGAAGGCCGCCGAGAACGACAAGGCCGCCTAATGCCCTGGGCGCCCTACTCGTGGGGACGCGGCACCGCACCCCGAAAGCGCACTGGCCGCGCCGCCCAGGTGTCGAAGTACCCCACCCCAAAGCGAAGGAAGCAGCGATGAAGAAGCAGGACCCGAAGCACATGATCTACGCGGCGACCGCGCGATGCGACTGCGGCGCGGGTCTCGCCTACGGCACCGAGGACCGCTTACCCGGCCCCTTCCGCGCACCGTCCGCCTGGGACTGCTCGGCCATCCTCCTTCAGGAGGCAGTGCCCGCAGGCCAGCCCGGCGCCGTCGGGCACACGCAGCCGCTGCCCTTCTCGATGTACGAGATCAAGTCGGAGAACCAGCCGTCCGCGAACGGCCACAGCACTCGACCCTGACCCGCACGGCACCCCACCGAACCGGCTGCAGCGTCGCGCCGACGGTGGCGGACGTGCGCCCAACCTGAAAGACTCCGGGACCATGAGCAACCCCGCGCCCGGCTGGTACCCCGACCCGACGCAAGCCGCCACCCAGCGCTACTGGGACGGCACAGCATGGACCGAGCAGCGGGCCCCGCTCGCACCGACACTCGTGCAGGTCGCACCTCGGAGCAACGGCGCCTCACTCGCCGCACTCTTCCTCGGCTGCGCCGGCCTGTTCTTCGTCCCCATTCCCCTCGGCATCGGACTCCTCCTCGGAGGCGGACCCGCCGTCCTCGCCATCATCTTCGGCATCACCGGACTCAACCGCGCACACACCCTCGGCCGCGGATCCCTCACCGGAACCATCGGCCTCATCCTCGGCTGCCTCACCGTCCTCCTGATCTTCACCGGAGCCGGCACCATCTGGTAGCACCGCTCGCACCACCATCGAACGCCTCCGACCACACCAGGCCGGGGGCGTTCCGCATTCCCGGAGGTCACCGTGGATCTCACCCCGATCGGCTACGACGCCATGGGCGCCCCGCTCTACCGACACCAGCTCGAGGAGGTCCCCGATGGCCACGATCAAGCCTGACGCCGTCGCCGACCCTCGCCCCGGCAGCCGCGGCTACCTCAAGTGGTACTGGACCAAGGGCCCCGGCCTCGCCAAGTGGGCCGCCTCACCGCACCCGTACACCGCGCTCAAGCGGCACCTGCGGAAGTACCTGCCGGCCAGCTACCTCGACAACACGGTCGCCCAGTGGTTCCACGACGTCTTCGGGATCTGGCCCGGAGAGCGGAAGGGCAAGAACCCGCTCGGGAAGGGCTGACGTGGCGCACCGCTGGGAGACCCGCGAGCCAGTCGACAACGACGAGCAGCACATCCTGCCCGTGGACGACGTCATCGCGCATCAGCCGGACGACTGCCCCTGCGGACCCGCCACCGAAGCGGTCCCTCGGGACGACGGAAGCTTCGGCTGGCTCGTCACGCACCACAGCCTCGACGGACGCGAGCTCGCCGAGCCCGACTACGCCGGCCCGAGACCACCGGAGGGCTGATGCCGACACCCGAGGACGTCGAGCACATGGCCGGCGTGTACGAGCCGTCACGCGGCTACGGCTTCCAGCTGCAGGACCGCGTCGACCCCGAGGCTGCCGCCGCACTCCGCGCCATCGTCAAGCAACTCGACCGAGGAGGTGACCGGTGAGCACCCACACCGTCACCCTCCACGACTGGGAGGCCGATGACTACGTCCCGCACGAGGTCCGCGTGCTCATGCACCCCGACGTCGAGCACCTCCGTGGCTGGCGAGCCGACCACCTCAACGACCCCACCCGGCAGGCAGTCGCGACTACCACTTCGGAGAACGGCGTCCACGAGATCCACCTCGCCGCCGACTCCCTCTGGCTGTCGATCATCGCCCACGAGGTCACCCACTGGGCGCTCTTCGTCTACGCCGACACCGTCCTGAAGCAGCTCCCCCACGCCACCGCCCGGGCGCACATCACCAACCACGACGAGACGCTCGCCGAACTCGTCGGCAACACCACCGCCCGGATCCTCTACGGCCTCGAGCAGCTCGGCTACACACTCGACCCCGAGACCTGATGCCCACCGGCTGGCGCGGCTCCACCCGCAAGCAGACACTCCCCACCGACTGGCCCACCATCCGCCGGCACGTCCTCGAACGCGACGGTCACCGCTGCCAGCACGTCCGCTACGACACCGGCCGCATCTGCGGGGCAAGAGCCACCGACTGCGACCACCTCGGCGACCGCACCGACCACAGCCCCGGCAACCTTGCCTCGAAGTGTGGACACCACCACGACGAGAAGACCAACCGGGAAGCCGGCTACGCGTCCGGTGCTGCACGCCGAGCCAAGCGCGACGCAGCCAAGCCCCAACACCCGGGCCTGCTCACCGACCTCGAGCAGCGCATCCGAGACGACGAACCCGCCCCCTTCTGAGAAGCCCAGCGCTTATATCCGCCGGATATAAGCCAACAGCTTCTACTCGCGCGGACGATCGCGACGGTTCAGCCGACACCGCACGACTGGATCACTCGCGCGGCCACGGGCCAGTACGACGAGATCCGCACCTCAGCCACCCCAGCGACAGCCTGGGCAACGCAAGGAGACACCACTATGACCGAGCCCGCCACCTTCGACACCAGCGACCTTGGCCGCCACGTCGAAGCACTCGACCGCGCCGTCCGCGTGACCCTCGCCCTCCGCAGCGAGGACACGGCCGAGGACATCGTCGCCCGAGCGCGCACCTTCGACACCTTCCTCGCCGGCGGCAACCCGCGCGCTTCCGACGCTCCTGAGGATGTCGCCCAGGAGATCCGCTACGCACTTGACGGGATCCTCGGCGGTGAACTCCCGGAGATCCTCGCCGCCCACTACCTCGCGGAGATCGGTGAGTCGCACGTCGAGATCGGGGGGCAGCGGATGACGGACGCGCAGTACCGTGCAGCAACCGACCCCTTCCGCCGGCCAACGGATGTGGCGGTCTACCCGAAGACCAACGATGCGTGGCGCCGCTACCAGGAGACGCACCTCGGGCCTGACGCGATGGAACCACGCGCTGTGTTCATCGGCGGATGGGTCGCCCGCGAGGACGCCGCTGTGGCAGCGAGCGGGGCGTGAACATGGCGACCACCACCATCACCACCGTCATGGGCTCAACCACCGTCGAGGTCACCGCCAGCACGGAAGACGTCATCGCATGGCAGAGCGAGGTAGCACCCTCGCAGGCGCTGTACACGGTGACCCGTGCCGCGACAGCAGCCGCCCGCGCCCTCGGCTGCACCACCACCGATTTGTACGAAGCCATCGGCAAACAGATCGCCATCGACGAGGAACGCCGCATCCACGGTTGACCCGCCAGCCCGAACCACCCCGGGCCACCACCCCTCCCCCCACCCTCGACCAGAGCCCGCTTCGCGTTCTGCTGGACGCGGTGCGCAGGAGTCTGAGGGGTTTTGCGCCCCGGAGTACCCGGGGGCGGTTCTCGCCCGTCCTGGCGTCGTTCACCGGCTCTGAGGGCATGGTCTGTGGGGGCCTCGCCGACTGACTCTTTGAGGGTGCCCGTCACGGGTGCGCTCGCCACCGACATGGAGGCCCTGATGCCTGGACGCGGTCCCGCTCCCGCCGAGTCGCACACTCGCTCTCGGAACGACAAGCAGACGACGCAGTTGGTGTCGGACGGGAAGAAGCGGGGGCCGAACCTGCCGCAACTGCGGCTGAACGGGAAGCTCGTGCCGTGGCATCCGCAGACGAAGAAGTGGTGGGCGTCGTGGAGGACGTCGCCGCAGGCGTTGCGGATGATGACGGCTCCGGACTGGGAGTACCTGCTGGTGACGGCTCGGGTGCATCACGAGTTCTGGTCGTCGGGTCGGTGGGAGTTGGCGGCTGAGCTTCGGCTGCGTGAGGCGAAGTTCGGTGCGACGCCGGAGGATCGGTCGCGGCTGCGTGTCGAGATCGGGACGGGGCTGCCGAATGCGACGCCGGGTTCGACGGTCGCCGCGTCCGCGGGGAACGTGACGTCGATCGATGCTGATCGGCGCAAGCGGGTCTCGTCGGCGGCTGGCTGATGCCGCGCCGGCTGATCACGGCGCCGGGGCATAGCAGGGAGCGGTCGCTCGGTCATCTGGGCACGTGGTGGCTCGAGACGTTCACGCTGCATGGCGCGGGCGCGATGACGGGTCAGCGGGTGCAGCTCAACGATGAGCAGTACGGGTTCGTCCTCGACGTGTACGCGCTCGACGGTGACGGGAAGCGGCTGTACGACTCGGCGTTCTTCTCACGGCCGAAGGGCTGCGACAAGTCGGGGCTCGCGGCGAAGCTGTCGCTGCTCGAGGCGTTCGGCCCGTGCCGGTTCGACGGTTGGGCGCGGGGCGGCGAGACGTACGAGTACCTCGGCCGCGTGTACACCTACTCGGCCGGCGAGCCCATGGGGCGGACGATCACCGCGCCGATGGTGCGGATCCTCGCGACGGAGGAGGAGCAGACCGGGAACACGTTCGGGACGATCTACTTCAACCTGACCGACTCGCGGGCGCCGCTGTTCGATCTGCTGGCGTGGGGTGTGCAGCCGGGGCTGTCGAAGATCGTCATCCCTGGCGGCGGGCAGATCGTCCGCTCGACGTCGGGTGCGGCGTCGAAGGATGGCGGTCTCGAGACGTTCGTCGTGTTCGACGAGACGCACCTGTACGTCACTCCGCAGCTGCGGGCGATGTACCAGACGGTGACCGACAACCTGGGCAAGCGTGCCGGAGACGCGGAGCCGTGGTACCTCGAGACGACGACGATGTTCGGGCCCGGCGAGGAGTCGGTGGCTGAGGGTACCTACGAGCTCGCGGACGCGATCGCGGAGGGGAAGGCGCGCCGCTCGCGGCTGCTGTTCGACCACCGGTACGGGGAGATCTCGCACGAGGACTGGCGCGACGAGGAGAAGCTCGCTGACGCGTTCCGTGAGGCGTACGGCGACTCGCTCGCCTGGAACCCCGTCGAGATGCTCCTCAACCGGGCGTACGACCCGCGCCGGCCTGTCGCGCGCACTCGCAGGATGCGCCTCAACTCCGTCACGGAAGGCGAGAACGCGTGGATCGAGATCGAGGCGTGGAAGGCGCGCGGACACGGTCGGCTCGCCGTCGATCGGAAGCCGCCCGCTCCGCTCAAGCGCGGCGACGTCGTCACGCTCGGTTTCGACGGGTCCGGGACCAATGACGCGACCGCGCTGATCGCGTGCCGCGTCTCCGACCGGTATCTGTTCCCGCTCCTCATCGAGGAGAAGCCGGACATGCCCGGCCATGACGGCTGGGAAGTCGACAGGCCGACGGTCGATGCCGCGGTCGCGCGGGCATTCGAGAAGTTCTCGGTGGTCGGGTTCTACGCGGACCCGCCGCTCTGGCAGGACTACGTCGACGCGTGGGCGAACGAGTACGGCCCGCAGCTGAAGGTCCACGCGTCCGGGAAGCACTCGGTCGGCTGGTGGACGAAGCGGGACGTGCAGATGGCGCTCGCTCTCGAGCGCCTGCACACCGCTGTAGCACTCGGGACGATGGCGCACGAGGACCTGACCGACCTCGGTCGGGCACTCACCCGGCACGTCCTGAACGCGCGGCGCTGGTCTCGTCGGGGCGGGACGGTCATCGGCAAGGAGAAGAAGAACTCGCCGAAGAAGATCGACGCCGCGGTGGCTGCCGCGCTCGCGTTCGAGGCAGCCGCGGACTACGCGGCGAAGAAGCAGCCGGACAAGAAATCGATGGTGCCGTTCGCGGTCAGATAGGAGGCCGGCGTGCTCACGGAGACGGGTGTTCCAGGGACCGATGACTGGTGGCTGATGCGGCTGGCGGCGGAGTACGGGAAGGGGCTGCCGAGGCTGAAACGTCTCGACGGGTACCGGGACGGCACGTCGGCGGTTCCGGTGATGGCGACGGGTGAGATGCGGGAGGCCTACCGGCAGTTCGTGTCCCGCTGCCGCCTGAACATGGCGGAGCTCATCTCGACGTCGCGCACGAACCGGATGCGTCCGATCGGGTTCCGCACGGCGGCGCCGGGCGACAAGAACGGTGACGCGGCCGCGATGCGGACGTGGAAGCGGTCGAACATGAAGGTCGGCGCCCGCGACTGGTTCGGCTACATGGCCGACTACGGCGTCGGGTACCTGACCGTCACCGGCCCGCAGACGCCGTCCGCGGCCGCCGAGCCGATCATGATCCCCTCCTCGCCGTGGACGACGATCACCTCGCAGTACGCGGCTCGCCCGTGGGTGTCGGAAGCGGCGCTGCAGGTCGGGCACGACGCGATCGCCGGCCGCGACATGATGACCCTGTCCCGCGACGGGTACATGCGCATCGCGGTCCGCGCCGCGCGTGCGTCGACGTTCCCGACGAACGGATCCCGGTGGAACCCGGGCCGCGACTGGGAGTGGCTGACCGACCGGATCCCGCTCGGCTACACCGACGACACGACCGTCGTGCAGCTCGCGATGAAGGACGGGAAGGCGGTCTACGAAGACCACACCGACCACCTCGACCGCATCAACGGGACGATCCTCGACCGGTGCACGATCATCGCGATGCAGGCCTTCCGCCAGCGAGCGATCGAGGGTGACCTGCCGCAGTTCTACCCGGACGACTTCGCGGACGAGAGCCTGCGCGGGGAGCGCATCGACTACAACAGCCTCTTCCAGGCCGGGCCCGCCGCGCTCTGGATGCTGCCCGCTGGCGCGAAGGTGTGGGAGTCGACCACCACCGACATCACTCCCGTGCTGACGGCCGAGGAGCGGGACATTCGGCATCTCGCGGCGGTCACCTCGACGCCGCTGTACGTGCTCAGCCCCGACGCTGCTGCGGGTAGCGCTGCTGGTGCTGGCCTCGCGAAGGAGATGAACGTCTCCGCGACCGAGGACATGATGGACCGCGCTGAGGGTGCGATCGCGCTCGCGCACTCGAAGGCGTTTCGCGGCATGGCAGATCCTGTCCGTGCCGAGGTCGGCGAGATCGAGACGATCTGGGCGACGCTCGACTCCTCGCAGTGGCTGCAGAAGGCGCAGGCGGGCCAGGCGGCGAAGGACACCATGCCGCGCCGCATGATCTGGGAGAAGGTCTACGGGCTGTCCCCCGCAGAGATCGAGCAGGCGGAGCAGGACGCCTCCGACGAGTCGCTCCTCGAAGCGGTGTAGCGGATGGCGGACGCGAAGCTCGCCCGCCTGACCGAGCAGCACGCGAAGAAGCGGGACTCGCTGATCGTCGAGCTGCTGAAGCTCCTGTTCACGGGGTGGGGGGCGTTCGATCAGTGGCGGAGCGAGCCGCTGCTCAACGGGCAGTCCGCGGCCACGGCTTCCCGGGTGCTGACGGCGCTGACGCAGGTGCGCCGCCTCGAGCGCTCGTACCTGCAGGTGGCTCTGCGGGAGATGGACGCGCTACCCGAGAAGCTGCCACCGCTGCTCGACTTCTACCCGCGATCGGGCGTCTCACCTCTCGAGGTGTACCGGCGCCCCGTCGAGCAGTACGGGTACGCGCTCTCGCAGGGCGCGACGGCGGCAGAAGCGCAAGACGTCGCCGAGCGGCGCCTGTCGGACCTCGTCGAAGCCGACGTCATGCTCACCGAGCGGGACGAGGCGTTGCGCGTGTACGCGGCCGCCGCGAAGGTTTCCGCGTACCGGCGAGTCATCCACCCCGAGCTGTCGAAGTCGGGGACGTGCGGACTGTGCGTCGTCGCGTCGAAGAACGTCTACTCCACAGACGAGCTGCTCCCGCTTCACCGCGGGTGCAACTGCGACACGCTGCCGATCACCGCGAAGGACGACCCCGGCTTCCGCCTGAACGACGAGGACCTGCAGACGGTCTACGCGGCTGCCGGCGGGAACTCGGCGGCGGAGCTGCTGAACACACGCGTCACCGTCAACGAGCACGGCGAGCTCGGGCCTGTCCTCGTGAAGCAGGGCGACAAGTTCCGCGACCCGAGCGACGTCGGGAGGAAGCCTTACGCGGCCCCGACGGAGGAGAACCTGCGCACGGACCGGCAACGGTCCCGCGACGTCGCCGCTGACGCTCTCGCGGCCGCGGAGGCGGCGCTCAGCGCCTACGACAGCGACAACCCAGACGCGTCCACAACAGGGACGCGGGAACGCACCCAACTCTTCGTAGCCACCAAGCGGCTGCGTGACTACCTCGCGGCTCTCGATCGTCAGATCGCGTCCGCGTGACCCTGCTGGCCGCTGCCATGGCGACCGGCGCACTCATCCGACACGGAGGACAACCCGCTCATGTTCGTACTCGATGCCTTCGGGCGCCGCATCAACCGTCTCCCCCGTCTCCGGTTCGTCGACCCGCCGGAGGGCGGAGACGAGAACCAGGGACCTGACCTCGGCTTCCCGAAGGACACCGCGCTCGAGCAGATGACGGTCGAGCAGCGGGAGGCGTACTGGAAGCACCAGGCGCGGAAGCACGAGAAGACCGCGAAGGCCCGCGACAACTACGACCAGCTGAAGGCCGACTCCGAGGAGCTCGCGCGCGTCCGTCAGGAGAGCGCGACCGACCAGGAGAAGGCCCTCGATGAGGCTCGCCGCGAGGGCGAGAACCTCGGCGCGGAGCGCTACCTCAAGGACGCCGTCGTCGGCACCCTGCGGGCGCTGACCGGCATCAAGCTCCCCGACGGAGACGACGACGACCCCATCGTCGAAGCGCTGTCCGTCGTGGACGTGAAGAAGTTCACGAACACCGCTGGTGACATCGACCACCAGAAGCTCGCCAAGTGGGCGGGCGCCACCTTCGGCAAGGACGGGAAGGGCGGCACGTCCTCCTCCACGACCGACCCGGTGCGTGCGGCTCTCGAGCGGCAGCGCCAGAGCACCAGCTCGTCCGGCTCCATCGCTGACCGTCGCAAGGCGGTTCGCGAGGAGCTCACCCAGAAGAAGACCAACGCCTGAGGAGGCACACCATGACGGATCTCACGATCCAGACCACCCCCGCCGCGGGGAGCGAGGACTACTCCTGGCTCGCCGGCGACGACGGCGCGTTCGAGACCGCGCAGAGCGGAACCCTGCGCATCGCGTCGCTGACCAGCGGCACCCACTACGACGCGACCACCAAGTCGGTCCCCGCCGGCGTCGCGGTCGCGAAGATCACCAGCGGTACCGGCCTCGGCCAGTACGCGCCGTTCGACTCCGCCGCGACCAACGGACAGCAGGTCCTCGCCGGCTTCACGGCCCGCCCGATCGCGCTCCTGCGCGACAGCGGTGTCCTCTCGACGACCGTGCTCTTCGCGCGCGTCGTCTCCGCGGTCATCCGGCCGTCGGCTCTCCCGGTGGCTGCGCACCGCACCATCGACCGCACGACCGCGACGAGCGGCAAGTTCGCCTTCGTGGCGTAAGGAAGGACCGTCATGGCTACGTACAACGACGACTACATCTCCGCCTCGGAGCTCACCGCGGAGGCGCGCGGCGCGGCCGACGCGGTCACCGCGGACGACGCACTCTCGGCGTTCCTCCCGGACCAGGAGAACGACACCCTCGACTACGACCTCGACGCGGAGACCCTCGGTCTGGCGCGCGCGGCCACGTTCCGCTCGTACGACGCGACCGCGCCGTTCGGCCGGGAGCGGTCGGTCGGCACCAAGAAGGGCAGCCTGCCGGCGGCGAGCATCAAGCTCCCCCTGGGCGAGCTGCAGCAGCTGCGCCTGCGGGGCGCGTCGAACGACACGATCGCCGCCGCCCTGGTGCGGAAGGCGCGCGTCAACGGGCAGTCGATCGCCGTCCGCGCGATCCTCGCCCGCGGTGAGGCGATCTCGACCGGCAAGGTCACGCTCAACGAGAACGAGATCGTGCAGACGATCGACTTCGGGCGTCCCGCCGGCCACACCGTCGCCGCGGCCGCCCCGTGGACGTCGCCGACGGCGAAGCCCCTCTCGGAGATCCGCGCCTGGCAGACGACCTACGCGGCCGCGAACGGACAGCGCGCGCAGTCGGCGACGTTCTCGTCCGACATCCTCACCGCGCTCGCGACGAACCCCGAGGTCATCTCCGTCGCCGTCGGCCGCGGCAGCGACCTGCCGTCGTTCATCACCGACGACCAGGTCTTCGCGACGCTCCGCTCGGTCGGGATCATCGACCCGATCGTCTACGACAAGCAGGTCGAGGACGTCGCCGGCACCATCCGCCGCGTCGTCGCCGCCGACCTGTTCGTGCTCGGGCCCGCCCGTCAGGGCACCCTGGCGCTCGACGGCGGCCCGCTCGGTTCGACCCAGTGGGGCATTCCCGCCGAGTCGTTCCAGCCGAGCTACGGCCTCAGCGACGGCGACCAGGCCGGCATCTTCGCCGGCGCGTTCTCGCACACCGACCCCGAGGGCATGTACGTGCTCGCGTCGTCGATCTTCCTCACCGTCCTCCGCAACGCGAAGGCGACGTTCGCGGCGGACGTGCTCTGATGGGCCGCGTCCTGAAGCACGACGTGCACGTCGTCCACGACCGGAACCAGGTGACCGTGCTTCGCGCGGGCGACGAGGTCCCGGAGAAGTTCGCGGCGCTCGTCGTCAACGAGAAGGCGTTCGTGGAGACCGCCGAGGACGAGACGACCGCGACCGCCGCCACGGAGGTCGCCCCCGCCGGCGCGATCGTCGAGACCACGGGCGGGGACGACACGACTGCGCTGGTGGCGCCCTACGACGAGAAGCTGTCCAAGGACGCCCTCGTCGCCGAGCTCACCCGCCGCGAGCTCCCCACCTCGGGCAACAAGCCCGAGCTGATCGCCCGCCTCGAGGCCGACGACCGCGACAAGGCGGCCGGCGGCCCCGACGACACCGAGGAGTAGCCGATGGCGTCCGTGACCGTGTCGTACGACGACGTCGAGAGCCGCGCCCTCGGGTTCGACCTCGGCTCCCGATTCACCGAGGAACAGGTGAAGACGCAGATCACGGACGCCGTCGACGACGCCGACGGGCTGTGGGGCTCCAAGATCGAGGAGCGCCTCACCTCGGGTCGCCTCACCGCGAACCGGTACAAGCGCGTGATCGCCGACGCCGTGCTGCGCGTCCTCCGCAACCCCGAGGGGTACACGTCGGAGAGCGACGGCACGTACGGCTACGGCAAACGCGCGGACGTCGCTTCCGGCTCGCTGTTCTTCACGGACAGCGACCGGGAGCGACTCACCGGGTCCGTGTCCGGGATGATCCCCGGCACGGTTTCGATGCGCCTCGACCAGAGGATCCACTGATGGGGCTGCTCGACAACCCGCGCCACGCGGTGACCGTGCAGCTGCAGAAGCGGGTGAAGATGGCCGCCGGCTACGAGTACCAGCCCGAGGGCGCCCCGGTCACTGTCCGCGGCAACCTGCACCCGATGTCCGCCGACGGGTCTCGAGCGTATGGGCTGCAAGAGGTCGTCTCCCAGCAGCTGAACACGAAGGAGCCGTGGCCCGGTGACGCGCACTCGATCGTCACGACGAGTGACGGACGCCGGTGGGACTGCGTGGGCGTGCAGGAGTTCGACATGTCTCCTGGCACCGCGCATCGCGAGGTCGTCCTGAAACTCAGGGTCGGCTGATGGCGCAGGTGTACCCGGCCGCAGCGATCACCGCGGCGCGCATCGCGGGGCTCTCGGCGCCGATGAACTCGGCAGCCGCGGGCCTCGCGGGACGAGCCCGAGCGAACGCGGCCCGCGTACGTGACACCGGCGCGACGCTCGCCGGGATCAGCGTCGAGTCAGTCCCCGGCCGATCCGGCGTGACGGACCGCCTCGTCGTCATGTCCGGCGAGGGTGTCGTATCAATCGAGTTCGGCCACTCTGTCCTGTCGATCAGCCGCAGCCGCGGCGGTCGACGGGCATCTGGCCGCCTCACCCACGTTCCCGGCAAGCACATCATGCGCAACGCGCTGAGAGACATGCCGGAGGTGGATTGATGCTCGACGTCGACGCCCTCATGTTCCAGCTGCTCGACGAGTCCGTCGAGGGCCTCACCATCATCGACGAGGTCGACGCCGCCACCGCGGATCCCTTCGATCTGCCCTACGCGGTGTACTCCGTGGACGGCGACGGCCAGCAAGCGAACGGGCCCGGCGCGTACTCGCTGATCCTCGACGTGCAGCTGTTCGCCGCCTCGAAGTCGCAGGCACGGGCGTTCGCGCGTCAGGTGTACGACCTCGTGCACACGTGGGAGGTGCCAGGCATCGGCGTCATCGAAGAGCTCGGCTGTGGAGTCGAGGCCGTCGACGACATCCGGCTCCCGTCGCGAGTCGCGGCACCCCTGATCCCGGACACGGATCTCGCGCAGTACAGCAGCTCGTTCGGGCTGCTCGTCAGCTCTCTGTAGCTGTACCCGCTTCGCCGCCCGGGTTCCGGTGCCGGCTCACTTCATCACGCCTGAGGAGGCACCCCATGGTCGACCGCAAGAAGCTGGTCATCCCCGGCAACGGCACGATGTTCACTGCCGACCGTTCCGCACTGCTCCCCCCGAACCCGCTCGCCGCGTTCTCCCTGTCCGGTGCCATTCCGGCCGGGTGGGAGCGGCTCGGGCACACGTCGAAGGCCAACACCGCGGCGTTCTCCCGCGAGGGCGGCGAGGCGGAGTCGCTGAGCACCTGGCTCGAGGACAACGTCGACACCGTCTACTCGTCGGTGTCGTGGACGCTGGGCATCAACGCCCTGCAGATCGACAAGCCCACCCTGGACCTCGCGTTCGGCGGCTTCCTCGACGCCGACGGCGGCTACGTCATCCCCGGGATGAACAACGGAGTCGAGAAGCAGTGGTTCCTGCTGATGCAGGACAACACCGGCAAGCTCGGCTTCTGGTCGGAGAACTCCTCGATCACAGGCGGGGACGCCCCGTCGATCGACACGGCGAACTTCTTCGAGATGCCGCTCTCGGCGTCGATCCGGTCCGCGGACGCGACGAAGATCCCCGCGACCGAGGACGGCCGCGCCGGGATCATGAAGCTCTACAAGACGGGCCTCGGCAAGCCGGTCGTCACGGTCACGGATCCGGTCGCGTCCGCCCCCGCCGCGTCGACCGTGAAGATCACGGGCCGCAACCTGACGCTCACCACCGAGGTCAAGTTCGGCAACGAGACGGCCCTGTTCGCCGTCAAGTCGGACACCCGGATCGACGCCGTGGTTCCCGCGGGTGCCGCCGGCACCGCGAACATCCGCATCACCAACGACTCGGGCACGAGCGACCCCGCGACCTTCTCGCGCTCGTAGCCCCTACACGTCCTGCCAGGCCGCCGAGCGGGTCGGCCTGGCAGGACCCACCCGCTCCACCCGCGCCAGGAAGGCACGATCATGGCTCAGACGCGAGTTCCCGACGACCGCAAGAGCAAGTCCCCCACCGCCGCAGAACAGCGGGAGATCGACGCTGAGCAGGACGAGCTGCTCGCCGACATGCCGGCGCTGCGTCCGCCGCACCAGCTGCGCCTCCGCCACCGAAACGCGATCCTCCGCATCGCAGTGTCACTGCAGCCTTTCGTGACCGACGGAGGCGCGGGGATCGACCTTGAGCCGGACGACCCCCGTGTCGGCGTTCTCCTCGATGTGCTGGCGGACGTAGACGACTTCGCCGAGTCCATCGCGCTCGACAAGGAGGCCTACATCGCCTGGGCGGTCGGCGCGCAGAACGATCACTTCATGGCGATTCTCAACCGCTACGCGAGCGCAGTGGGGGAATAGACCAGCTGCTCAGCCTCCTCGACGAGTACGAGGCTGAGCTCGCCGGCGACCTGCGGGAGATCTACGGCGTCCGGCTCGGAGACGTTTGGACCGGCGCCGAGTCCGTCCGGCACGTGCTCCTCTGCATCGACGGGCTGCGGAATCACCCCTGGTCCCGGTTCCGCGCCGCGGTCCTCAAGGACCCTATGCAGTACGGCCGCACCCCCACACGCATCGCCATCGAAGACCTCTTCGACCGGTTGACGATGCTCCGCGTCAAAGAGTGGGACCCGGACTTCGCCTACCCACGGTCGCTGCCCGGACGCGAAGTCGAACCCGTCGCCGCCTCCATCGAGGACTTCAACATCGACGGCTTCATGCGCTCGCTTGCGGGCTGACCAGAGGAGAACCCATGGCCGGACCCGCAGGACGCGGCGGCAAGTCAGTCGGCCGCGTCACCATCCGTGTCCTCCCCGACGCGACTAAGTTCCGCGACGAACTCCTCGCGACGCTCAAGCGCGTCGAGAAGACGACGTCGATGACGATCAAGGTCGACGCGAACACCCGCGAGCTCGAGCGCAACCTCGAGCGAGTGTTCGAACGCTGGGACGGCCGGGTGCTGTCCATCGGCGCCGACGTGTCGCAGGCGAGGCGTCAGCTCGACCGGCTGCAGGACGAGCGTGACGGCGACGACATCGAGCTCAACACGAACCTCGATACCGCCGTCACGAGGGCGCGGCTCACGGCCATCACCCGGCCGCGGATCATCCCCGTCTCGCTGTCGCTGTCGAACGCCTCTGTGGCGAAGGTCGGGACGGCGATCGCTGCCCTGTCGGGTGCGCGCAAGTTCTCCGATCTCGGCCGGAACCTCGGCGAGGGACTGCTGAATCTGGACCGCAGCCTCCCGAAGATGGCGGCCCTCGTCAGCGGGATCACGTCCCTCGCGGCCGCGGCGATCGCTGCCGGCGGCGGGATCGCGACTCTCGCGGGGAGCCTCGCCTCGGTCCTCGCGATCTCAGCGCTCGCACCCGCGCTCATCGCCGGGGCCGGCGTCTCGATCGCGACGCTCATGGTCGCGCTCGCGCAGGTCGGCGACAGGCTCAACGACCTGCTCCCACTCTGGGATGACCTGAAGACCGCCATCGGCGACAACTTCTGGGCCGAGGCCGAAGAGCCCATCCGACGCCTCGTCACTGACCTGTTCCCGTCGATGCGGGCAGGGCTCACCCGCACCGCGACCGCGCTCGGCCAGTGGAGCGCGTCGCTCGCCGACGGCTTCCGCGCGGCGCTGACCGGCGAAGTCGTCGGGCGCATGTTCGACCGGCTCGTCGAGTCCATCGACATCGCCGCCGGCGGCACGGACTCCTTCGCGAACGCCCTCGTCAACCTCGGCCTCGTCGGCTCCGACTACCTCCCGCGCCTCGCGCAGTGGATCGCAGACCTGACGGAACGCTTCGACAACTTCGTTGGGGCGGCAGCTGCGGACGGGCGGCTGAAGGGCTGGATCGACGGCGGCATCGAGTCCGCGAAGCTCCTCGGATCCGTCCTCGCCGACTCCGTCCGCATCATCGCGGCCATCGGTCGCGCGGCGGAAGCGGCGGGCGGCGACGGGCTCGCCACTCTCGCCGGAGGACTTTCCCGAGTAGCCGACGCCCTCGCCACTCCCGAGTTCCAGGCCGGCCTCACCGGGCTGTTCGAGGGATCCAACGCCGCCATCGACGGCGTCAACCGCGGCCTCGAGCGGTTCGGGCAGATGCTCGGCGACCGCTCCGGAGACATCTCCGCGTTCATCGCTACAGGCGGTGACGCTCTCGGTGAGCTCCTCGGCGGGATCTCCGACCTCCTCAACCAGCCGGCGGTCGGTGAGGGCTTCCTCGCCTTCATCAACGGGCTGCGCGACGGCATCACGGAGCTCTTCGACAACATCGACCCCGCCGTCTTCGGCGAGTTCGTGAAGAGCCTCGGCGAGTTCACCGGCAGCCTCGCAACAGAGCTCGGCGGAACGCTCGGATCTGGGCTGACCGACCTCCTGCCACTCATCTCGGACCTCCTCGACGACGCCGCGGCCGGTCTTCCCGAGCTCGCGGAGAGCATCACCCAGATCCTCGAGGATCTGCCCGGCGCGCTCGACGCGATCGTCGAGAAGGGCCCAGCTGCAGTCGACCTGTTCGTCGGCCTGGTCGATGCCGTCGGCTTGCTCGCGGATCTCATTGGCCCCCTCGCCGACCTGATCGCGCCGGTGATCGAGAAGCTCGGCGAGGCCGGGTCCGCCGCTAGCGCCCTCACCGACTTCTTCAACGGCAACTCCGATAGCGTCCTCGATCTCGGCGACAAGATGACCGGCTTCAACGGGAAGATGATCGAGGTCTACGGCGTCATCGCCGGCATCCTGGCTCCCGGTCTTCGGTTCCTCGCCGACATGGCGAACGTCGCCCGCGATGCGTTCATCGAGATCGCGGGCGCTATCGTCCGGTTCGTCACAGACGCGGTCGCTGCGATCCAGCGGTTCATCGGCCAGATCGGTGCCGCGTGGTCCCGGTTCTGGGCCGACTTCTCGTCTGACCCCGTCCGCGCCGCCGGCCGCCTCATCAGCGACATCCTCGCGGCGTTCGGCGACCTCAGCGGTGCACTCACCGGGGCTGGCTTCCAGCTGATCCAGGGGTTCATCGCCGGCATCAGGAACGCAGCTGCTGGCGCGGCCGCAGCTGCGGCCGCAGTTGTCCGCAACGCTGTCGCCGCGGCGCAGAACGCGCTTGGCGGCGGCGGCGACGGAGGCGCGAAGGCCAGCGGTGACGGGCCTCCGAAGATGGCGACAGGAGGAACGATCCTCCCCTCGCCGGGAGGCACGATCGTCCGCGTCGCGGAAGCGGGCAAGGCCGAGACCATCGTCGACCGCGGCAAGCAGAACCGGCTCATGGAAGTCATCACCGCGCGCCTGCTCGACCAGCGGGAGTCGAGTGGCTCCGGGCCCGTCACCGTGGTCGTCGAGTCCACCGGAGGCCTCGACCTATCCGAGTACATCCGGGTCCACATCGTGGACAACAACGGCCGGCGCGACCAAGACGAGAGCAGAGGCGGGTGGTGATGGACGTTCGAGCCAAGGCCGTACCTGTCGGCCGCCTTCTCGCGCACGTCGAAGTCGAGGTGACTGCCCCTCCGGCGGGAACCGTGACTGTATCGGTGAAGCGCGCCAGCGAACGGCGCGACTTCCACGTGCGGGGCCTGGTGGGCGTCTCGGTGTACTCGGACCTGTGGGTCCGGGACTTCGAGGCGCCCTTCGGGGTCCCGTTCCGCTATGAAGCCGTTGCGCTCGACGCGGCAGGGAACGTCCTCGCTTCGGCGACGTCGGCCTCCGTCACGATGCAGAACGGCTCGGTGGGCAAGCTGCTCATCCACGACCCGCTGCGGCCGCTCATCTCGCTCGAACTCGAACTCGCGCAGGGCGCCCTCGACGGCGGGTCCCGCAAGTCGACTGGCTCTCTCGTCTACTGGGACGGACGCTCAGTTCCCAGCCTCGTCAACGGGATCCGCAACGGCTGGTCCGGGATCCGCTTCGACTCGCTCACCCACACCGACGACCAGGCCGACACCTTCGACCAGCTGTTCGGCGGCTACGACATGGCCGGCGGGTCGTCTGGTGTCCTCTGCATCCGCCCGTCGGTCGGTGTGCCGAGAATCGTCCCGCGGACGTTCTTCGCCGCCGTCACCGACCCGAAGCCTGAGGCGTGGCATCCCGAGCGCGGGCGGAAGCAGATCGTCTGGGGCCTGACCGCCACGGAGGTGCAGCCGCCGGCGCCCGCGCTCATCGAACCGATCGTCTCCCACGCCGACTGGAACGCCTGGCTCGACCAGAACTTCGGATGGCAGGGGTTCGCGCGAACCTTCGCGACCCTCGCCGACGCTAACCGCAGCCTCATCCCCTACGGCTGGGCCTCGCGGCCCGCGCGCCGGTACGCGACCTGGGCCGATTGGGACGCCTGGCTGACCGACAACGGCGGCTGGCAAGGGTTTAACGCCACCTACCCCACCTGGGCGGACGCCATGCAAGCAACTGCGCCCATCGGTTGGGCGAGCCGGTGAGGCCGGCCGCCGAAGGCCTCGAGCAGATCCTCGCGGGCCGCTACGACGTCACCTTCACCGCACGGGCTTTGACCGAGTGGGATCGGGAGACGATCGGCGAGGTTCCACTCGTCGACGGCCGCTTCAACTTCAGCTCCACCAAGCAGGTCTGCGGCAGCGGATCCGCCACTGTCCTCTTCGCCGACGCGGAAGGGCAGCGGAAGGCGCCGGAGCGCGTCGGGGACTTTCTGTCCCCGTACGGGAACTGGCTCGAGGTCACCTGCCACATCACGAGCGGGCCATGGAAGTCCTCGACCATCCTGGGTCGCTTCGAGATCGGGTCTCCTCAGACCGAGGACCGCGGCGTCGCTGACGTCGGCGGCACCCGGAGGGTCACTGCGGAGACGATCAAGATGAGGCTGGACGACGCCTTCTTGGGCACCAAGTCTGAGCCCATTGTGGGAGTGCTGCAGTCGACCGTTGGCCGTTCGGTGCGCGTCGAGCTCGAGGAACTGCTCGGCCTCCCTGTCCGCATGGAATCGCGTGCCGTCGTCACCACCCTCATCGAGTACCCCGAGGACAGGCTCAAGGCGGCATTCGACCTGGTGCAGATCGTCGGTGGTGTCCCCTTCATGCAGTGGGACGCCACCGTCGGGATCCGGCCGAACACGTGGCCGGCGCCAACGTTCAACCTCCGAGACGGTACCGCCGAGCAGGCTGGCGGCATCCCCATCTCGTCCGTTCAGGTCGACGAGTGGGACTCGACCGACGTGAAGAACGAAGTCATCGTGACGGCAGAGACGGCCGATCAGCTGCCTCTCCGCACCGTCCGGCGGATCACGAAGGGGCCCCTCCGGTACGGGTCGCGCATGACCGGCGCCTGGGGCCGCCGCTCAGCGACCTACGAGATGCCAGCGTTCGATCGGCTGGACCAGGTCGAGGCGTACGCCGACGAGCGGTTCGCCGCGGACACGCTCCCCCGAGCCGTCGGCGTCTCGATCACCATGCCGGTCGATCCCCGCCTCGAGCCCGGAGACGTCGGCCGCTTGAACACGACGACGGTGTCCGGCCTGATCCGCATCAAGAGCGTCGACTACACGGTCGGCGCCTCGAGCATGAAGGTGAGCGCCTACCTTGCCTGAGAGCAGAACAGCCACGTTCGTCGGCACCGATGGCGACCGTGCCGTCGTGCAGCTCGACACCGGCACCAAGGTCTCGCTGCGCATCGTCGGGTCGTACATGCCGACGGTCGGCGACACGGTCCGTATCACCCGCGACGGGAACACGATCCTCGTCGACGGCCTCGCTGCTCCCCGGCAGCCGATCGGGACGATCGAGGCCGTTGGGCTAAGCGGGGTCGACGGCCAGTCCGTCCTCACTGCGACCGTGCGCACGCAGGACAACCGGATCCTCAACCGCGTCGAGGTTCTCGACCACATCACTGACCCGGCCGCCGGCGACTCCGTCGTCGTGTTCGCCGGCTTCATCATCGGCCGCCGACGCGTGCCAACCAGCAGCTAGGAGAGCGCACATGGTTTCGAACGGCATCCTGCCCAACCGCGAGCCCGACTCGCATGCCCTTCAGATGGGCGCGTTCCAGCCGGGAGACATGCCGGGCGCATTCAACGAGATGGTCCGCGACGTCTCGAAGCGGGCAGGCACCGTCGCAGGGTCGATCGCGCAGCGCGACGCGTTCCCGCTCGAGAAGCGATTCCCGGGCCTGTGCTGGGTCGCGATCCCCGACAACCCGACTGCGGGCGATCTGACCGTCGAGCTCTTCTACTGGTCGGGCACGTACTGGGAGCAGCCGGACCTTCGCCCGCGCGTGAAGTGGGTGCCTCGTTCGCAGATGGACACGCGAGCCGACCGCCCCATCGAGCGGAACGTTCGGTTCGAAGTCCTCGCCGCGACGTGGTTCAACGCACCGCAGGGTGACTACACGATCCACGGCGACTACTGCATCCAGGCGGCGGCGTTCTCGGAGATGCTCATCGCCAGCTCCTTCAACGGAAAGTCGGTCGTCGGCGACTACCGCGAGGACGTCGACAACAGGCGCGTCCGTCACCAGTTCGACGGCGCCGTGGTCAGCCACCCGGGCGGGAACCTCGAGGTGAAGGTCTGGGTGACCATGGTCGCCGCCTCGGCGGCGATCTACACGGCCGGCTCCGCGCTCACGTTCTCGTACCTCGGCCGATCGAACAGCTAGGAGCTGCCATGACCTACTCGAAGCTTGCTCGCGCCGCCGTGAAGGAGTCGCCGCAGTCCTCGTCCCGGCAGGGCGCGACCGTGGACATGTTCATCGTGCATCACTGTGCGAACACGAACACGCGCGCGGTGATCGACATGATGACCATCCCCACGAAGGAGGTCTCGGCGAACTACGTCGTTGACGAGGACGGTGTGCAGGGCGTCGTCCGCGAGGAGCTCCGCGCGTTCACGTCCGGCTCCCGCGACGACGGCGGGAAGGGCGCGGCGTACGACCGACGGGCGATCACCGTCGAGACCGTGAACTCGTCGATGGGTCCCGACTGGCGGTTCGACCCGCGCACGATCGAGCACCTCGCCCGCCTCATCGCCGACGTCGCGAGCCGCTACGGGTTCCCCATCGACCGCGACCACGTCGTCGGGCACCGGGAGCTCTACACCCGGTGGGGTGCGTCCTACCCGACGATGTGCCCCGGCCCGTCGATGGACCTCGACGCGCTCGTCACCAAGGCGCGCGCCTACCAGCAGAACGACACGACACAGGAGGAAGACGACATGGTGCTCTACACCGACCAGGACAAGAAGGACCTGCAGGCCGCGCACGCCGACTCGAAGGCGGCGCGCGAGACCGCGGAGCGCGTCGAGAAGAGGGCGACGAACACGGAGAACAAGGTCGACGCGATCATGCGCCACCTCGGCATCCCCGTCCCCACCGACGCGCCCCAGAAGTAGTCCTCCTCGCCTCTGAGAGGAGGACCCGTGGCCGAGCCACTCACACCCGCGCCGCACCGCGAGCGCATCCGCTGGGACCTCGTCGTCGTCGACCTCGCGTTCATGCTCGTCGGCGTCGGCGGCGCCATCGGATCGGTACCCGCGCTCGAGGAGATCCTCCCCTCATGGATGGTCGACGCGCTCTGCGTCGCGCTCATCACCCTCGGCGCCGTCGCCCTCGTCGGCGTCGTCATCCCGAAGCTGTGGCCGCTCGAGATGATCGCGAAGCTGTTCATCGGCGGCGGGCTCATCGCCTACGAGCTGACCCTCCTGATCCTCGTCTTCGCGGAGTTCGGCGACGACGTCGGTGGCGGCCGGCTCTACGTCGTCGGCGGAGTCATCATCCCGATCGTCGTCGTCGTTCGACGCTTCCCTCGGCTCACCGATCGGTGGGCGAAGGAAACGGCCCTGAAGAAGCAGAAACGCCAGGCAGCACGCGAGGCAGCGGCGGCGGTGATCGACCAGTGACCCTCGACGAACTGCTCCGCATCGCGGGCACCGCGGTCTCCGCGATCGGCGCGATCGTCACCGTCTCCGGCGGCGTTGTCGTCTGGCGCACCTACAAGCGCAAGGTGAAGCTCGAGGACGCCGCGCTAACGCGCGCAGCCGAGGAAGAGAGGGCAGCGGCCGCCAAGAAGATCGACGAGATGGGCCTGTCCCGCGAGGAGATCGTGGAGCGCATCGGCAACCAGCTCCTCCTCGATCTCCGCGAAGAGCTCCGCCGCTCGAACGAGATCCGCGTCCGGCAGGAGCAGCAGCTCCGAGCGCAGGGCGAGCGGATGGACTACCTCGGCGAAGTCATCGAGGAGCAGATCGAGCACATCAAGAAGCTCGAACCTCTCATCCCGAATCCCCCTGGACCGCCGGCGCGCCCGCACTGGAAGGTCCGCGACTCCCTCCGCACCACCACTCAGGAAGGCATCACACCGTGATCACGTTCGCCCCCACCTGGATCCAGCTGCTGAGCCTGCTGGTGTCCGTCGTCCTGCCCCTCTTCGTGGGCCTCGTCACCACCCGCGCCACCTCGGCCGCCGTGAAGGCGACCCTCCTCGCCGCGCTCGCGTTCGCGTCCGGTCTCGGCGGAGAACTCCTCGCGGCCCTGAACGCCGGTGTGAGCTACGACCTCGCGACCGGCGTCTTCTCGGGCCTCGCCACGTTCCTGATCGCCGTGGGCCTCCACTACGGGCTGTGGAAGCCGACCGGCGCCACGTCCGCCGTGCAGGCCGTCGGCCGCCACCGCGCCGAATAGCACCGCCCCTCCACTACCCCTTCAGCCCCCGCCCAAACAGGCGGGGGCTTTCGCGTTCCACCAGCCCGGCAGCCACCGCGGGCCACCCCGATAGGAGAACCCGTGCCCACCACCATCCCGGCCACCCCCGCAGCGAACAGCACCGACTGGCGCCCCTTCGTCGACGCGATCGCCGTCGCCGTCAAGGAGCTGCAGGCCGGCGGAGTCGCTGAGCAGACCGTCGGCTACCTGAACGCCGCAGACCCGAAGTGGGGCCTCACCCCGTGGGACCCGGACGCGCCGGTCATCAACGACATCACTGCCCTCGCGAACGCCGCGCACGCGCAGAAGAAGGCGATCGTCGTCCCGAACCTGTACAAGATCGGCGCGACCACTTCGGCGTCGAACTTCAACGACAAGAACATGCACCTCATCGGCGGCGGGGTCGGCGGGTTCGTCGGCGAGGGCAACACCCTCGTCCGGCAGCTCATCGCGCCCAGCCCGAACGTCGAGGTTCTCGACTTCTCGGTGAAGACCGTCGGCGTGAAGAACAAGCACACTGCGAACGTCTTCGACGTGCCGGCCGCCGACCTGCAGAAGTTCTGCGCGGACATGGCCTGGCAGGTCGTCGCGTCCGGCGCGGTACGGTCCGGTACCAGCACGGCGACCGACGGGTTCTACTCGTGGAGCCTGCCCGGCAGCGTTGTCCACGACCTGCTCAGCAACGGCGACACCCCCCGCGAGACCGGCAAGGCGGTCATGGCGGAGGCGCTGACCATCCTCGGCGTCACGTTCCTCATCTCGGGCACGACCACCCTCGTCGAGGACGACACCCTCACCGGTGCGACGTCCGGCGCGAAGATGAAGATCGAGGCGTACGGCGAGGACTACAACGGGTCGTCGAACAAGCGCGTCGTCGCCCGCCGCGTCATCGGCACGTTCCAGGTCGGCGAGAACGTCACCCGCAAGGGCTCCGTCGTCGGGAAGATCGCGGCCGACGGGCAGGTCGTCACGAAGGGCACCACCCTCTACGACTGGTCCAAGGTCACCGTCGCCCGCTCCCTCCGCAAGCTCGGCGGCTCCCAGGGCGGCTACGCGCCTTCCACGAAGTTCCCCGCCGGCGACTACTTCTCGAACCTCATCAGCCGCACCGACGGGATGATCTTCGACACCACCACTGACCCCGACGCGTCCGGCATCACCCGCGCCGCAGCCGTCGACATTCGCGGCGCGGTGCACGGCCGCTACGAGCACGACGTGTTCAAGTCCGGGTACCGCAACGCCTACCGCCTCGCGTCCCCGCACGGCGGCAAGGTGTCCGGCGCTCAGGTCCTCCGACTCCCCAACGCGTCCGACTCCACCGAGGGCGGCTACGGGTACGGCGTCGAGCTCGAGGGAACCGCGCACAACTTCCTCGTCGAGGACTGCGTCTTCTCCAACGTCCGCCACGGAGGCACTACGAACCCGACTGGCAACAGCGGCTACCTGACCGCGGTCGGCGACACCCTCCGCCACGGCATCCAGCGCTTCGTCTACTTCGTCGACTGCAAGACGGAGGACACCTACGGACCCGGCTTCGACACGCACCACGGAGCGGACAGCGTCTTCTTCATCGGCTGCAAGGTCAACGGCGTCATCTCCGGCGGCGAAAAGGACTCCGACTTCGCCGGATTCCAGACCCGCTCGAGCAACACCTGGTTCATCGACTGCATCTCCATCGGCGCGTGCGCCGGATTCACCGACCCGACCGCGGGGTTCACGGTGCCGCAGGGCAACCCGAACCCGAACGGCGGCACGTGGCCGCTCACCCCGATCCACTCGCGGACGACGTACATCAACTGCCAGGCCCTCGACTACGAGGAGATCGGTTTCCGGCAGGGTCTCGCCGCCGAGTCGCTCGACCACTCCGCCGTCTACGTCGGATGCCTCGCCCGCGCCAAGAAGGACGCCCGCTACCCGACCGTGGGCATGCGCCTCACCGGGGTGACCACGTGGATCATCGACCCGATCTTCCAGGAGAACAGCCTCGCGATGATCGACATCGAGCAGGGCTCCTACTACGGCCCGACCCCCTCGACCCGAGTGAAGGCAACCATCGGCGTGATCGGCGACACGTTCGCCGACTTCTCCCTCGCCCCCACCAACGACTGCGGACTGATCAACGTCGCCGGCTCCTCCTCGGGCGTGCTCACCCTCGCGCTCGCGGGGAACGTCGACGTGGTCCAGAAGGCGGGCGTCACCGGCATGCCCGCCGCGTGGGTGAACGTTACCGGCGGCGCGCTCACCGTGAAGGGGACCGGCGAGATCCGCAACCTCACCGGCACCACCGCCATCCCCCTCACCAAGAAGGCGTCGGCCGCGTCCGTCACGACCGCCACCATCCCGACGACCTCCTGGAGGTAACACATGGCCGGCTTCGGAACAGCGCCCTTCGGGTCGACGCCCTTCGGCAGCGGCGACGGTCAGCCCGTCCCGCCGGAACCGCCCCTGCCCACTCCTGACGCCGTCACTGTCTCCGAGGTCGGCGAGACCGACGCCATCATCACCTGGTCGGGACCCACCCCGACCGCGTACCGGCTGAACGTCGGCGGGCGACAGCTCGGCGCGGAGGAGTCTCGGGTTCTCGTGCGCGACCTCGAGCCGGACTCCGCGTACACCGTCGTGGTGGAGACGTACGAGACCGCGGACGAGCCCGGGCAGGCAGCTGCACCGGTCGCCTTCCGCACCCTCGGCACGACCGCTCTCCCGGAGGAGCCGGAGCCCGGACAGATGTACCCCATCGAGAGGTGGAAGGAGCTCGTGCTCCGGAAGCCGTACCTCGCGAGCGGTTCGTCGGAGGGCATCGTCGTCGCAGAGTCGGCGATCAACAAGCCCGACTACGTCGCCGCTGATCTCTTCCACCGCCGCTTCGGCCGCGAGCTCGGCGTGACCTCCGTCAACCAGCACAACGGTGGACGGCACCGCCTCGACGTCGTCCTCGGGAACCTGAAGGCCGGCTACTACCAGTTCAACAAGTGGGGCCTGATCTCGGAGGCCGCGGGCGGGAACGATGCCGCCTACTGCTGGTCCACTGAGGCGGGTAAGCGTGGGTTCAAGCACAACACGACGGCGCTGCTCGGGCAGTACCGGTCGAAGGCGAAGGTCCTCCCCGGCGACATCGAGACCGGCTCGTGGGTCCAGTCCGAGAACCAGTACTCCGGGAAGACCCGCAAGTCGACGACTCCCGGGTCGACGCAGACGATCAAGTTCACCGGAGTCGGGGCGACCCTGTTCATGCTCGGCTACACCGACCTCGAGGTGGCGACGAACTTCGCTGGCTCGGAGTTCACGTGGTCGATCGACGGGTCTACGCCGATCAGCCGCTCGACGAAGCGGCAGGGTGTCGCCGGGTCGGACAAGCCGAAGAACTCGGTCGTCCCGATCCACTTCCGCGACCTGGCGCCCGGCGAGCACACCGTCGTCATCAAGCACACCGGCTCCGCGGGCGACCCGCTGATCGTCGACTCGCTGTGGATCTGGCACGACCGCGTCCAGGACATGCCGTTCACGCTCATGCTCCCGCCGGCGCAGACCACGTTCACCGGTCTCCTGCTGTATCCGGAGCCCCGCCCGACGAACGACATCATCGTCAAGTTCCGCGAGCTGCAGGACGAGGCGTTCGACGAGTTCGGCCGCGACGGCACCTTCGGCGGCATCCCCGGTGAGCTGATCGACAGGTACTTCCCGCCGAACGACTACAGCAAGCGCCTCGGCGACGGCCTGCACCCGAACTACGCCGGCCACGAGTCGGTCGCGCGAGCGCTGCTTGAGGCGATCGAGATGTTCACGCCGACGTCGTACATCCCGATCTCCACCGACCCGACCGACCCCACCGATCCCGTCGATCCGACGGACCCCGTCGATCCGACAGACCCGACCGATCCGGTGGAGCCGACCCCGGAGCCCGAACCCACTGTCACGGTCTCGATCCTCGTCCCGGCCAGGGACGCGGTCGCGTCGTCGGCGGTCACGTTCCTGTGGACCAGCGAGCCCCCGCAGTACACGCTCTCGAGCGCGCTGTGGATCAACGAGCGCAAGATCGCGGACGGCGCCCCTTACGGGCAGGCGTGGACGGTCACCGTTCCCCTCGAGGACTTCCCCGCGGCGGACCGGGACGGCTACGTCCGGTGGAGCGCCCAGACCACGACCCCGTTCGGGACGGTCAAGTCGATCGAGCGTCTTCTCCGCGTCGAGAAGCCGCCGGTCGTGCCGCGCCCGAACCCGCCCCGCCTGACGTTCTCGGACCTGAAGGCGACGTCGGTCGTCCTCAGTGGCGCGGCAGCCGATGTGCCCGGCGACGTCGATCGGTACGAGCTCCGCCGCGGGTCGACCATGGTCCGCTCGAGCAAGTCGATCTCGGACTTCGCGACGGTTATCGAGACGCTCACCGAGAACACCGCCTACCAGTACGCGCTCGTCGCGATCGGACCGGGCGGGGAGTCAACTCCTGCGGTGGTCACGTTCCGCAGCCCGTTCGCCCCTGCGGCCATCATCCCGAACTGGTTCGGGACGGGACCGAGCTCGACGGATGGCGCATCGGGACCGGTGTCGGGTGACGTGTACGTCCGGTACAGCAGTGACGTCCGCACCACGGACGGCCACCAGCTGACCTCGACGCAGCAGCTCGTCAAGGCGGTCGACGGCTACTTCCGCGACCCGGCGACCGCCGAGCTGTGGCGCGGCTACCGGTCGCCGAACCCGGACGACTACATCGAGTGGATCGAGCGGTTCATAGGACCCGACGGGCGAGCGTCGACTCGCTCGCGTCGGTTCCGGTTCCCGGCGCAAGCGGCGGGTCCCGACGTCGAGTACCTGGACCGGATGTGGTTCGACGACGCGCCGGCAGGAACCTCGTTGCCGGTGTGGGCGCAGGAGCTCGACGCGAAGGTCGCGCGAGTTGAGGCCGCCGCGCAAGTGGTGACGGCCGCCGTCGAAGCGATGTCGTTCGTGCTCGTTCAGGACACCGACGGCGTGTTCTACCCCAAGCCGATAGGAGACTGAGAATGCCGAACAGGCCAACTGGAACCGGGTTCCTCCGTGAAGTGATGCGCGGGCTCGCGAACGGGATCGCGTCGTTGGGCGCGGACGGCAAGGTGCCGGTGCCGGAGCTGCCGGTCGCGTCCGCTCAGTCCCCCGGAATCGTGTCCCTTGCGGACAAGGCGCGCATCGACGGCGCGTTGCAGGGCGACAGTCAGGGCAGGCTGCCCCTCGAGGCGAGCCCGGAGGATCTGAGGTCGCGGAGCCGGGCGAAGCCGGTCGGCGCTGGCGAGCAGGTGTTCGACATCTACTCGTACGGCGCGGTGGGCGACGGTATCGCAGACGACCGTCCGGCGTGGGATGCCGCGTGCGCTGCTGCTGCGTCGTACTTCAACCTCACCGGGCGCCGGGCGTACCTGTACGCGCAGGGCGGCAGGTTCCGTGGCACCGTCGCCTCAGGTCAGATCGCGGCGTTCAATCTTGACATCCACAAGATGGGCCTTCGGGGGATCTGGGAGCTCGCCGCTTCCACGCGCACTGGTGCCGTCGGCGCGACCATCACGAACGCGATCAACAACGCCACGAAGTACGTGTTCGCCGTGAACTCCTCGGAGCCCGCGGAAACCACCGGCTCCCCGGTGCGGCAGAGCGCGCTCGAGATCTCGGGGCTGATCGTCGACAGCGACGGCGTGACCAAGGGCATGCTCATCGGGCGCCCGCTCGCCTCGACGGGCCGGGGCCAGGGCAAGCCGGCGCGCATCGTCCTCGACCACCCGGTGATCATGCGCGCCTCGGTCGGCATCGAGTACGGCGCCTACTCCTACATGATCGACCACGTCGCCGCCACGGTTGGCCTGTGCACCGTGGGCATCGTCCACAACAACATCGACCAGGCGAACACCGACTCCGGCGAACGGTATGCGTTCCTCGGCGGGAATATCCACGGCAACGGGCTCGGCTACGACCTGCGCTCGGACCAGGCGTTCCACTTCCACGCGGTCTCCTTCTCCTTCAACGAGCGCAACGGCCGCGTCGCCACGGGACACGTGGACGAGACCTCGTGCCACTATGAGCACAACGTGGCCCGCTACCCAGGGGCGTGGGAGGTCACCGGCGGCGGCTCCATCCACCGCTACGGCGGCCGTCAGCTCATCCGCGACGGGAAAGCCACCGACACCACTGCGGTCTTCCCGGCGGGCAGCACCACCGCCACCTGGACCGGGAACAGCCTCGATCGGTGGCGCGTCGGGGACTCGTTCAAGTTCACCGCACTGACCGGCACACTCGCCGGGATCGACACGGCCACCGTCTACTACATGGTGGCCGTGAGCGCGGCCGGATTCTCGTTCGCCACCACCCGCGGCGGGGCCGCGGTCGCGTGGACCGGATCGGGCATCGCGACGGGACTCGACCTGTACGGCACCTCACCGCTGTACTGGCTTGCCCTGAAGGCGCAGGTCACCGTGAATGGCGGCAAGGTCACCGGTTCCTCAACGGAGCAGAAGCTGTGGGCAGACGGCCCCGGTCGGTTCAACTTCCTAGCCGAGCGCACCGACTCCTACGACGCCGACAAGCTCCGCCTCCACAACCGGCCCGAAGGTGACCTGCGCGATCCGTTCTTCCTGCTCACCACGGTTCAGGCCACGGCGACCTCCGCGGCGCTCAACGCGGGCACCTCCTACCCGCTCGACGAGTGGCTGTACGACGCGACCGTCTCCTTCGCGATGGACCGCGCGAACTCGGAGCAGCTAGGCGACTCCCGATCCGTGACGCTCACCAGCAACACGGCAGCAGGAACCACCGCCTACCAGCACCTGCGTATCCCGCTGACCCGAGGGAATCGACTCCTGCTGGACTTCGACTACCTCACCGCGACGACCGGGCTGCTCTCCGCGTACTACTCCGCCTACCCGCACCCCGGCAACGGCAACCTCGTCGGCACGCAGCTGTGGGACTCGCCGCTCACCGCGCCGACCCCAGCCGGCTGGGCACACAAGACCATCCCGCTCGCGATGTTCAACCGGCCGCCCGGCTGGGCTCGATTCCTGACGCTGCGCTTCAACCTGACGGCGCTCGCGTCGGGCGCGACCGTGAAGATCGCGAACCTGCAGTTCTCGCAGTACTGACCCGCGCACGACGAAGCACCCTCCACTCGACGGAGCAGGGGGCGCTTCGCCTGTCAGTGTGCGGGCTGCACGGACCCCGCCGAATAGAGATGCCCCCACCCACCGCTCCGGCGGCAGGGTGGGGGCGTTTCGTCGTCTCTTCTCGAGTGGCGACTACGAGTGACGGCGGATGAACCAGCGGGCGGCAAGGGTGACCCCGGCGGCGATCGCGCACAGACCGATCACGGCCAGCCAGTAGATGCCGTCGAGCGTCGAACCAAGGTAGAACGCGAGCACCCCGAGGATCAGCAGATACCAGGCAGACCAGCCGAGCTGACGCTGACTCTTCGTTGACATGCGCCGAGCCTATCGACGCCCGTGTCAGTGGTCGACCGCAGGATAGGCCGATGGGAACCCGCTTCGACCCGAACCACCCCGAGCGCCCCGCCGAGGACGGCGACCCGTTCGTCCGCGCCTGGCGCAACGCGGGCGAGGAGGCGCCGTGGCTGCTCGCCTGGCGCGACGGCAAGGTCATGGTGAACCCGGACACGGGCCGCTACCTCTACAGCCACGAGGTGCCCGGCCAGCACGGCGACCTCAAGCGCGGCCGCGGCGGGCGCCGAGCGTGACCGACGCCGAGCTCCTCGACTTCGTCCGCACCCAGCCCAGCGGTGCCGCCGGTGACCTCGCGATCCGCTCCCACTTCGGGAGTCCCGCGCGCTTCTACCAGCGCCTCGGCCGGCTCCTCGACGACGAGGCGGCGCTCAAGCACGACCCCGAGCTCGTCTACAGGCTCCGCCGGATCCGCGAGGAACGCCTGGCGAAGAGGGCTTCGCGGACCCTCTGA